GAAGGCGCAGTACCAGATAACAGCACTGTGAAAACACTGCGTGAAATACTCAGCAAGCCACTGTTAAGCGGAGATCTCAAAGGTCAAATGAATGCTTATGTTGCTATACCTGATCCAAGTATGATCAAAGATTTCCGTGCCGCTAGAGCAATGGCAGGCAACGAACACGATTTACGTGACATTGTACGCAACTATGCCAAAGCAAAACTTCATCCAGAGGTATTAAGGAAAATCAAATGAGACTGTTTGAGGTAGCAAACAAAGGCATACCACGCAGTCAAATGCCTCAGATCCACATAGACGATATCAAAGATGACTTTGATTATCGCCAGGGCAAACTATCATTGAAAAAAATGAAACCTGTGCAAACAGAGCGTGTGAAATCAGAGTACAAGAAAGCAGTAGAAAAAATCAAGAACAAACAAGCCAAGCCAATATTACTGGATAAAAATTTACGCATTGTAAACGGACACCACAGATACGATGCGTACAGACACCTAGGTTTTGACAGTGTGCCTGCTGTAATAGTTGATGCTAGTCTAGAAGATCTCATGAGCAAGTATCAACACACCACAGAAGAAGCAGGCGCTGGTGCCGGTGGCGGAGCCGCTGGTGGCACAGGTGGTGGCACAGGCGGTGCAACAGGTGGTGATGGTGGCGCAACAAGTTCTAGTGGCGACAGCGGGTCTGCAGATTCCGGGGACGCAGGAGACAGTGGCTCCGATTCCGCTGAAGCCACTCCCCCACCTAGCAGAGGAATTTTTTATGTAGGAGGCTTTGCACCATACAAATCATCTAAAAAGAAAAAGAAGAAAAAGAAAAAATCTTCAGTGGAGTTCGGCAAGAGCATTTATGAAAGCCTCACCATGCCTAAGTTTGATGTCGAATGGGACGAAGCAGAGCGTTACCCAGAGTTCCGCAAGATTGGCAAAGAAGCGTGGATTAAACTTGCTAAGGCAGGCAAAGCAGTTACTATTAAAGATGCAAGTGATATCGAAAATACAGATGCTGGTAAACCAGAAAGTTTTTACAATTTAGACAAAGACAAGCAGAAACGTGCATTACAGCAAATTGCCAGGGGCAATGTAGAGCTACCTATTGTGGCTGTGTACAGTGATGGATACAAAGAATTAATAGGCGGTAACACCAGACTTACAGCAATGATGTTACGTTACGGCAAAGCAAATGTTTGGCAGTTCGACGTACCCGATGAAGTTGCAGAGTTAGCAGAAAACTTTGCTGACGGTAAAGTGAAAGGCAAGAGCCGTCCAGGCAGAGTCAAGAAAGCAGGTGCTAGTTGTAAAGGTTCAGTAACAGACTTACGAGCAAAAGCCAAAAAGTATTCAGGTGAACGAGGTAAAATGTATCACTGGTGTGCTAACATGAAAGCAGGCAAAAAGAAATGATCGGAGTCATAACATACAGCAACATCACAAGACAACTATTACACAATTACCTCAAAGAGTATAAAATACGTGATCTCGAGTATGATGCAGAAAATTTCTCTCGGTGCGAATTGTTAATCATTGATTTGCTGGAACCTGAAACTGTGTGGGAGTTGTGTGAAAAAGTTAAGCAGTTACCTTGGGATCTTCCAATACTGTTAATAATAACAGATTACAAACTTGAAAATATTAAAAAATTCAAAGAGTTTAACCCGAACAACAACATAGTGCAAAAACCATTTAATCAACACAGACTGCTGGAAAAAGTTAAACACACAATAGGAGACAGATAGCATGGACCCATACATAGGTGAGATACGACTTTTTACATTTGGCTTTGCACCGCCCGGGTGGGAACCCTGCGATGGCAGAAGTTTATCTGTAGAAAAACACAAAAATTTGTTCCATATTATTGGATCCAAATTTGGATCAGATAACGTAGAGGTTCGCAAACCAATATCGGGCATACCGGATTCATATCAAGTTACTGTCGAAGAACAGTTTTGTTTACCTAAACTAGAATCACCAGCACCGGGCTTACATTATTGTATCTCCCTCGACGGAATATTCCCACTGAGACCTTAATATTATGACATTACGTGAACGCATCAGCGATCGTACCGCTATGGCAATGACCAAGTTCTTTAGATTTTTTGCAGACACATTCTTTGCAAAACGTTATGGACACAGAGCAGTAGTACTAGAAACCATTGCAGGTGTACCAGGAATGGTAGGCGGAATGTTTCTGCACATGCGTAGCCTACGCAAAATGGAACGTGGCAACGGACACATGATTCAGGAACTGCTAGACGAAGCAGTGAACGAACGCAAGCATCTAATGTTCTTTATTGAAATTGCACAGCCAAACTGGCTCGAACGTAGATTAATATTCGTAGCACAGTTTGTGTTCTTTTTCTTTTATGCATTCATGTACATCTTCTTTACTCGAACTGCACACAAAATGATTGCTTACTTTGAGGAAGAAGCAGTACGCAGTTATACAAACTATTTAGAGCTAATCAAAAATCATCAAATTAAAAATGTTGATGCTCCACAAATTGCAATAGAATATTATAACCTTAAGAAAGATGCAAAGTTAAGTGACATGGTAAAGTGTGTGAGGGACGATGAAGCAAAACATGCGTCAGCAAATCATCGCTTTGCAGATAAATACTAATATGAAGATTTCAGATATTATAACAGAAACCACAGCAGGAGCAGTTGCTACTGTGGCAACGCCTATGGGTAAAATGCACAAACGTAATCCAAGTGTGTTTCCTAAAAAGAAAAAGAAAAAAGCAGAAGAGGGCAAAAGTCCACACAAGAAAGGCACTAAGAAGTACAAGAAGCACATGGCCGCTATGCATGCAGGAATGGGCAAGTGAGAGCAGTCAAGTGCAAGAGCGGTAACCTCAGTCTCATCAGCAGAGACGAAGCACGTCTATTCAACAAAATAGACTTTGATCAGTTTTGTGACATAAATACCTTAAGTGAACGTGATTTTTTTATTGCAGAAGAAATGTACAAAAAGAACGTGTTGCGTAAAGTAAGAAAGGAAAACAAAATTGGCTACAAAGTCTACCCGCAAAAAACCTCAGTTTGACAAAGCAGTAATTGCCAAAAAACTTGACGAAATTTCCAAGAACGTAAGTCAGCGAGGAGCCTATGTGGTTATCAATAATAACGGTTTGTATGCTGTGCTTGAAGCATTGCAGAAAAGGGTAGTACTACATAGCATTCCTAGAAAATACCTTGCAGAGACGCTGTGTGTGCGTTTAAACCAGCCTATAAACAAGGGGGCAAAGCCCACCGACACAGCAATGAAAAAAACACAGAAATACTTGTTAGAATATTGTGATATTCTAAACAACACAATGTTTTACAAACACACCATCAGTGTATCACAAGATGACTTCCGCAGAGAAGTTGCGTTTGTGCGGCTAGACGAAGCTGTACACAAAGGCAAGTATATTCTTAACAAAATCAAAGGCATGCTGTAAAATCCTAGTAGATGATAAATAAGTGTATTGAACACTTATAAATAGGATTATTACCATGTTTTTAAACGAATTCGACCAAACACCTAAGAGTAAGGTAGCCAAGATGAATAAACTTCTTGGTGATCAGTTCGGCATACAAGTCAAGCCAGGTGCTGTATCCTTACAAAAACTTACCAAGATTAATGAAACTGCCAAGCAGGCTCTGTACAAGATCCGTGGCAGCCAAAAGAAATTTCAACTAGAGCCAGATTATGCAAAGTTTTTAGGTCTCAAAGACTTAACAGACATCATGATCAACGAAGGCTATTACCCAGAGTCAGAAGGTTACAAAGCACTAGAAGCTAAAATTGCTGAACGTGTGCGTAACTTAATGGACTGTGGTTATACCACTGAAGAAGCATGTTCACAGTGCATGAACGAAGTGCGTATGGATGCTTCACACTGCTATGAAGATGGCGTAACAAAGCCAATGGTAATGGCGGCAGTAAAAGCATATGAAGCCGCATGTGGCATGAGCGAAGAAGGCATGGTAGAAGGCCCAACCACAGACTTAGGCGACAGACTGTTAGCAGAACTTGCTAAAGAAGTTGGCGTTGAACTAGAAGGTTTAGACAGCTACGATGCTATTGAAGAGAAATTAGAACAGTTTGCTGAAATTACTGGTAAGAGTCGTGATGCAGTTGTAGGATTCCTCAACGGTCTTGAAGAAGATGCGTTGGTTGCAGGTATCCAAATGTTTGGTCGCAAAATTGCAGAACAGAACAAATTTACTGGTGCAAGAAAAGCCGCTATTGATGCTGGCGAAAAAGAGTTTGAAGTAGATGGTAAAACCTATAAAGTGTCAGGCGATACTTCAGACGAGAAGAAGCAACCTAAAAAAGAAAGCATGTTTGATGACGTACTTGCAGAGTTAATCACTGAAGAAGTTGATGTAGAGCAAGCAGAAGTTGTTATGGCTGTTCGTGCATTAGCAGACGACATCCAAAGTCAAATCGAGCGTATTTCAGATATGATGAACAAGGATCTTCCTGCTATTGCTGATCAAATGAGAGCAGAGATGGGCGCAAGTCAAGCACAAGCGTTCTCTGACAGCACTGCTGGATTATTACAAGGTCACTTGGAAGCATGCAAAAATGTTAAAGCAGGATTGGATCAGCAAGTGGGCAGTTTAAGCGGCGAGGAAATGGCTGGTGGCTTAGGCGACACTGGCGAACTTGGTGCAGATGATTTAGGCGGCGATGATTTAGGCGGCCTAGATGCAGACCCAATGGGCGACGAGTTAGACAGCACTTTGCCAGCAGAAACTGGCGCAGATGACGAACCATTAGGTAGAGCAGAAATTTAAATGTTAATCAGAGAAGTAGTATTGCGAGAAAACTACGCTGAGGAACTTGTGCAGGCTGTGCAAGACTTACTCAGCCAGTTGATGTCCAGGGATATCAAAAAGATTTCCACTGAGCGTTTTGCAACCATGCTTGCAAAGCAAGGCTATACAACTTCCGTAGACGAATTAATACAAGCAGTAGATAAAAGTGGTTTTGCTAGCAGTGTTAATGCACAAGAGATTATTCCGGCTAGCGAACTACCAGCAGACATAGACACAGACCCAGATGCAACAGTAGATGTAGGCGACCTTGCAGGTAGCCAAGCAATGCAGGATATCAAGGCAGACTTATAATGGCAAGTGTATTTGTTAATGCGGCAACCGCTAGAAAAGATACTAGAAACAACGTGGTAATTCACGGCGAAGTTCGTGCAATAGAAAGTGCAGTGTTAGCAAACGTTGACTCTGGTGTATTGTATGCAAACGTCAGTACAGGCACCACAATGACAAACAGCAATGCATTTTATAATGCATACTTCGACATTACCTCAGATCGTACAAAAGCAGATCAAGTTAATTATGTATTCAAGTACTTTAAAGACTTGGGCTATGCTGTCAAAATAACACAAAACCCAACAACCACAGACACACTTGTGTGGAATATTGCTTGGTAAAAAACACTTGACATTGTACATAATTAATGTATAATGTTTTGATGCTAATTCAAAAATACGATTATCCAAAATTACGCAGAGTACAAACTGATGCCGGCAGACAATATGTTGGCTTAGACGATAACCCTGTGCCTAGTGTAACCACAGTACTTGATAAAACAGGCGATAAGACTGCACTTATCGCTTGGCGCAAACGTGTAGGCGAAGCAGAAGCACAGCGCATATCAACAGAGAGTGCTGGGTTAGGAACTAAGGTACACAACAGTTTAGAAAAATTTGTGCTCGGCGAAGAGTGGCAAGTAAAAGGAAATAATTTAGTCAGCATCATGGCAAAGCGCATGGTAGACAGAATGGTTACCGATGGTCTCAGCCAAGTAGACGAAATTTGGGGAGTAGAAGTCGGACTGATTGCTGAAGGTTTGTATGCCGGCACATCTGATGCTATTGGCATGTTCAATGGAGTACCCAGCATCATTGACTTCAAGACTGCTAAAAAGATCAAGAAGCGTGAGTGGATCGAAGATTACTTTTTACAAGGCTGTGCATACGCACTAGCACACAACGAAATGTTTGGATCTGACATCAAACAAGTTGCAATATTAATGGTAGACAGAGAAGGGGAATATGCTGACTTTGTGATCGAAGGCGACGAGTTTGATTTTTATTGTCATAAGTGGGCTGATCGTTTAGCAGATTATTACAATAAAGTTTAGTTGCTAAATGTGATAAATACTGTTAAGTTCAGGAGACTTAACAGTGGCAGAAAATGACAATACAATCGTATCTAGAATACAACATCGCAGAGGTTTAAAACAAGATTTACCTCAGCCGTTGAGACCTGGTGAACTAGGTTTAGCAACGGACAGTAGACAACTATACATTGGTGGAGATCCAAATAATCCTACCGCGGCTGATTATCACAGCATTAGTTACTACGAAAATACACTTAGTGCAAAAGAACATGTTCGCAGTATTGCTAATAACAATGTTGTTGCATTCAGTGTCCCTACTTTTAAAATAGTACAAGGTCAATTCGATGGTGTATCTAGCCAACAAACATTACATCCAACTGATGCTAGAAGCATAATCAGTTCAGGCATATCTCAGTCTGTGCCAATTTCCAGCGACTATACTGTGTTCTCTCCTGCTGTCACTAACACAGTTTCGTCTACACTGGCCTCAACAAAAAGCGCCGGTTCGTTGACCATGGTAGTAAGCCAGGTAGCCGGACAAGACAGTCTCGGTAATATTCGTGTCACAGACGAAGTCACTATTGACGGGTTCACCGATAGACCACGTGTAACTAATGTGGTCAAGAACTCAAATGGCACTGACTACAATGTGACCATTGATAGAAGTTTAACTAGTATACCATCAGGCACTTCAGTTTCGTTTATTCCTAACGGAATCAAAAACATATTTACTGGCCAGACATTTAAGTCCACTGATGTAACAGTGTACAAGACGGGCGTACAAATCAATCCAGAAACAGATGCCACACGTATTGGTCCGTCATCATCCACAGACTTTGCAATTGATGCATCAAACACAAATGCATTAGGATCTCATGTGATTAACTTCAGAAGTGCTCCGAGTGTGCGTGACGAAGTTACAATGACATACTACAGTAATGCAAATGTTATTGCGGCAATAAACGGCATACAGTCCGGTACTATGAAGGGCAACGTTTCTGCTTATGTACAGCATCCAAGTTTTTATCAAAATGACGAACTATGGCCGGCAACAAATGGTGTATTACCTGAATATAAAAGATTCAAAACAGAAAACATTCGACTCAGTAGAGGAACAGGGTTTGGTTTTATTGGTATGGATTTAATACATATTGCCGCCACAGCAGATGGTGCAAATGTAGCAACCACCACAATTGACAGTGTTAATAACCCATTGGGTAACTTGTATATTGCCAGAGACGATGAGAGATATGCAACAACTAACGTATCCACTATCAGCAACGGCGAAACATACACTGTGGAAATGTCTGGTGACCCTGAGCGGTTTGTTACAGCTCTCACAGCAGGCGATTACAAATACGACCATGTTTTATTAGTGGGCTCGTCACTGTATGAAGATGAATATTTCCATAGAAGTTTATTCCCCGTAGGAGGTGTAAGTGGATCTACCATAACACTATCCATGCCAATGTTGCCGTTTGTATTAGGCAGAGGAGCAAACGTAGCACTGAAACCAGGCATACAGGGCAACAAGTATCAAAACAACAATCCAACGGTCACAGAACTGAGAGTAACCACTCCAAGCATTACATCTGATCAAATAAAAGTTGGGGACTGGATACGATTCGGCGATGCTACGTCAGGTGCCGATACTAATGCGGCTGCCATGGACGATAGAATACTAAAAGTTATAGAATCAGGTAAAGGTTATTTCGATGTGCGTGTGGGCGACGAGGGTACCGATTACTTGTTGTCAGGAAACGCAAACATCACAGCAGTCAATGGCGCAATCACAAACAGCGGCATCAAGTTTGTGAACCACGGCAACAACAGTGGTGCAATCAACACAACCTTGCAAATTTTTTCTGAAGACCACGGCATCAAAAGCGGCGGCACTACAAATGTGCAGATCAGCACAGGTAGTGTGTTCCCCACTAACGATTATGACATCAACACCGGGTCAGCGTACATAACGCCAGATACATTCTTTGTAATCAACAGACCAGGTAACATGTCATCGGGTGATTTATTGATGGCAGAACAAGGAACTGGTGGTCTAGTGGCTGCCGGAGATACAGGTATTGCTCCTACTGCGCTTGATCAATATCCTGCTGGTGCATTTGAAGTTGTGCCTGTTTTAAACATAGATCTCAGCAGTGCAACACATTTTAACGAAGTACTTGCTACAGTGAATAGAAACTTGGTTGAGATTAACGGCACATTAGTTCAAGAACAGATATTCCCCAAGTTAGAATGGATACCACAGAACGACGGTAATAAAAATGCACTCTATGTATCACAACGTCCTGCTTACAGCAGTGTTGGTGTCGGCGGATTAGAATTCACATTGTTTGAAGATAAAACAACACCCACGTTGAATAGACTGGGACTAACTCCTGGTTTTTATGATAGACAAAACAACACTGTGAAAGCAAAGTTTGAGCAATGGTTAAATGGATTGGTTAATAATCGACAGGTAAACTTGATATCTAATGCTTATCCCATGGGTCCTCTGTATGCTAACTTAGCAGTACAAAGTAATCAGTTCTCAGATCCATACAGCTTAACTATCGATAACACGTTTGACGAAATTCTGTTTGCCAGCAGAGAAGAAGCCGGCATATTTAACAGCATTGTGAACAATGTGTATGGTAACAGTTTATACGATAAATTACTAGATTCAGAGCGAGGCTCTAGAGGATTAGTTAATCTCAAAAACAACATTGAATTATCAACCAGAGAATTAGCATCATTTGGTAACAAGATTACAACATACGTCACAATGGACGAGTTTGTAATTTCTCAAAGTGATAGAGGTAATCGTGTGCTAGCAGAGTTTGACCCCACAGGCCAATATAATGTGTTTAAAGCAACTTACAGCATGCAACACACCACAGGCACAGGCTCCAAGTATTTGCGTACAGGAACATGGATGATATCATCAAATCCTGATTTTACAGACCAAACCAATTCTGTGTTGTTTGCAGATAACTTTACCAGCATACACGAAGTGTCGCACGGTGACCCAGTAGTAGAACCCAAGTTCAAAGCAGTACTTAGCCCTGCTGGCATGATTGAGATACGATTAGTAGACGACCAACTTGTCCAAAATATTAGCGGAACCAACACATACACCACGCATAACCTCAATGTTAATCTGCGTGTAAAATATGTGACCGAACGCTGGTCAGCTGAATAAGTTTGCCGATGTTTACACCTACTCAGAGCTCTAACGAGAGACTACAGGCCTGGCGGAAATTTCGTCACAGCGTAGATCAACACACCACAGAACTAGATGTTGTTCAAGCATTTGCTGACGTAAAAATTCAAAGTCGCTATATAGATTACTACACACCACGCGACTGGCCCAGTGTGTTTGATATTGTGTCTAACGGATACTTTTGTCAAACTGGTTTAACACTGGTATTGACTGCTACCCTTCACAATTTAGGATTCATAAACTCTAGTGAATTGCAATTTTCAATGGTAAGTAATAACATAACTGGTTGTGACGGAGCAGTTCTTGTGCATGATCACAAGTGTTACAACTTCCTACCGGGCGAGATTGTATCTGAAGAGTTTGTCAAACAAAACAGTGTACAATTCTCTACAGCCATAATAACACCAGATAAACTTTTTGGTTGACAAACTAAATACTAGAGCGTACAATACTTTGGACGGACAAACACACAGGATAAATCTACATGTCAAAACAAATTCTAATCACCAAACGAGACGGCACTAAAGAAGAGCTTATTTTAGATAAACTGCACAAAGTCGTCTTTCATGCGTGTGATGGCATATCCGGTGTAAGTGCTAGTGAAGTCGAAATCAAAAGCCACATACAGTTTTATAATGGTATTACCAGCAGTGATATCCAGGAAACATTAATCAAGAGTGCGGCAGACCTCACCACAGAAGAAACACCAAATTATCAGTTTGTTGCTGGAAGACTAATCAACTACCACTTGAGAAAAGCAGTGTATGGTTCATTTGAACCACCTCACCTGCAGACTATTATTAACAAAAATATCAAGCAGGGCTTCTACGATGCTGACATAGTAGAAAAGTACACTGAGCTGGAAATCAATGAACTCAATGGATATATCGATCATGTGCGTGACGAAAGTCTAACGTATGCGGCAATGGAGCAGTTCCGTGGCAAGTATCTAGTACAAAACAGGTCAACTGGTGAGATCTTTGAAACACCTCAGGTTGCATACATGTTGATTGCAATGACACTGTTCTCAGAATACCCTGAAGAAACCAGACTACAAACTGTAAAGGATTATTACGATGCTGTTAGTCAACACTATATCAGTTTGCCTACTCCTGTTATGGCTGGGGTACGAACTCCTCAAAGACAGTTCTCCAGTTGTGTTCTTATTGAGAGCGATGATAGTTTGGACAGTATTAATGCTACCACATCTAGTATTGTTAAGTATGTGAGTCAAAAGGCAGGTATCGGAATTGGTGCAGGAAAAATCAGAGCTATTGGATCACCTATCAGAAGTGGAGATGCTACACACACTGGCGTTATTCCTTTTTACAAACTTTTTCAAAGTGCCGTAAAGAGCTGTAGCCAAGGTGGTGTAAGAGGCGGAGCCGCTACATTGTACTATCCAATTTGGCATTATGAAATTGAGGACATGTTGGTTCTCAAGAATAACAAAGGCACAGAAGAAAATCGTGTGCGACATATGGACTATGGTGTACAGTTTAACAAGCTCATGTACGAGAGATTGCTCAGTGGCGGAGATATCACATTGTTCTCGCCGCATGACGTGCCAGGACTATATGATGCATTCTACGCAGACCAAGACCGTTTCAAAGAGCTTTACGAAACAGCAGAACGTAACACACGCCTACGCAAAAAGACCATGAAAGCAGTTGAGCTGTTCAGTGCGTTTGTACAAGAACGCAAAGACACAGGTCGAGTATATTTAATGAATGTTGATCACGCTAATGATCATGGTTCTTTTATTCCAGAAGTTGCGCCTGTGCGTATGAGTAATCTGTGTTGCGAAATTGATTTGCCGACTACGCCTCTTAATCATGCAAATGATGAGGAAGGTGAGATTGCACTGTGTACACTAAGCGCAATTAACTGGGGTAAGATCAAGACACCACAAGACTTTGCAAAGCCTTGCGAACTTGCTGTAAGGGGCTTAGACGCACTGCTAGACTACCAAAAGTACCCAGTGTTAGCCGCAGAGCTCGCCACAATGAAACGCAGACCATTGGGCATTGGTATTATCAACTTTGCGTTTTGGTTGGCTAAAAATGACACAAACTATCAGGATCCTAACTTGGAACTTGTCGACGAGTGGGCAGAAGCATGGAGTTATTATTTGATCAAAGCCAGTGCTGACCTAGCAGTAGAGAAAGGTGCTATTTCTGGGTTAATGGAAACCAAGTACGGTCATGGTATTACTCCTAACCAAACATACAAGAAGGATGTAGACGAATTAGTGCCTCATCAAGAGCGCATGGATTGGGCAGGTTTGCGTAAACAGTTAAAAGAAACAGGTATTAGAAACAGCACATTGATGGCACTGATGCCTGCGGAAACAAGTGCACAGATTTCAAACAGCACAAACGGCATTGAGCCACCACGCAGTTATGTAAGCATCAAGCAAAGCAAACACGGTGTACTCAAGCAAGTAGTACCACAATATGCTAAACTTAAAAACAAGTATGATTTGTTGTGGGATCAAAAGTCACCTGAAGGTTACTTGAAAATTTGTGCTGTGTTACAGAAGTACATTGACCAAGGAATATCGGTGAACACTTCGTATAATCCAGAACACTTTGAAGACGAAAAAGTTCCAATGAGTGTTCTACTACAACACTTAATCATGTTTTATAAATATGGTGGCAAACAGTTATACTACAACAACACATTTGATGGACAAGGTGAAATTGACGTCCACAAAGAAGAAGTAAAAAAAGACATTCAAGTTAACACAGTATCAAGCGTTATGGATGACGACGACTGTGACAGTTGCAAAATTTAAGGATAATTAATGACAGTTTTTAACACTGACAAGCGAGATCACGTCACGTCGAAGATGTTCTTCGATGGAGAAGTAAATGTACAGCGTTATGATACATTAAAATATAGGCAGTTTGACAAGCTCACTGACAAGCAGTTGGGTTTCTTTTGGCGTCCCGAAGAAGTGGATATCAGCAGAGACACCAAAGACTTCCGAGATCTCACAGAACACGAAAAGCATATTTTCAGCAGTAATTTAAAAAGACAGATACTGTTAGACAGTGTGCAAGGACGTTCACCAAACCTTGCACTGTTGCCTATTGTGAGTCTACCTGAGCTAGAAACTTGGATTGAAACCTGGGCATTTAGCGAAACCATTCACAGCAGAAGTTATACACACATCATCAGAAACGTGTATTCTGACCCAAGCAAAGTGTTTGACGAAATGTTAGACATTAACGAGATTGTTAGTTGCAGTAACAGTATTACTGAATACTATGACAAACTGATTGAAATGAACAATCCCAAGCATAAAGATCACGGTACATACGAACACAAAAAAGCACTGTGGATGTGTTTAATGAGTGTGAATATCCTAGAGGGTGTTCGTTTCTATGTGTCGTTTGCATGTAGTTGGGCTTTTGCCGAATTAAAGAAAATGGAAGGCAATGCCAAGATAATTAAACTTATAGCCAGAGACGAAAATGTACACATGGCAAGCACACAGCAAATGTTGAAGTTGTTACCACAGGACGATACAGACTTTGCTAAGATTAAAGAAGAGTGTGAGAACCAGAGTATAGAGTTGTTTATGAGCGCAATTGAGCAAGAGAAAGCCTGGGCTGATTATTTGTTCAAAGATGGTTCAATGATTGGATTGAACAGCGATCTACTCAAGCAGTATGTGATGTGGATCGGTGCCAAGCGTATGCGAGCAGTAGGACTAACTGCACCATACAGCGTGAGTGCAAGCAATCCTTTACCTTGGACAGAAAAATGGATTAGGGGTAGCGAAGTACAGGTTGCTCCACAGGAAACAGAAATATCGTCTTATGTTATTGGCGGAACCAAACAAGACGTAACAGAAGACACATTTAAAGGACTTAGTTTATAATATGTTAAAGATTTATTCAAAGAATAATTGCAGTTATTGCATTCAAGCAAAAACCATGTGTAAAACATACGACATACCGTTTGAGGAAGTCAACATCGAGAATGATTCTGACGCATACGAATTTATTATCAGCGAAGGGCATAGAACAATGCCCCAGGTGTATATCAATGGCGAATGCTTAGAAGGCGGATACACAGGTATGAAAGCAATTGGTCCGGAAGATTTAAAAATCTTAGTTGAGAAAAACACAGTAGACACCAGCACACTAGGAACTATTTGATGTACGACATAGAAGAATTAGCTGGCAAGATTGTTACAATCAAAACAATCACCGGCGATGAATTAATTGCCACATTGGCATCTGTTGACAGTGATAACAAAATGCTCACACTCAAAGAGCCGATGGCAGTTTTAATTAACGGTCCTGATGTTATTATTGGACCTGTCTGCTTTTCAGCGAAAGCCGAGATGATCACAGTGAGGATGGACAGCCTGCTGTTTGTCACTAAAACACTTCCTGAGAGCGCCAGCGATTACACTGGTATACTAAAGGATAGATTACCTCCAACCATCGTTGACGAAGAAGCAGAGTGATAATTGATCCTACCACAAGAAATAACATATACAATCCACTGAGTGCACAAGGTCAGTGGATTATGCATCGCTGGGGCAAGCGAACATATCCTGAAGTAGACATTCCATTAGAAAAAGTATTACATGCACTAGACAGCATCAGTGAAGGCTTTTTCCTATTCGATAGACCCATATATCTTAAAAGTGCGTACGGTGATGCCGCACTGTGGCCTGATGTAACACGCATATCTAAATTGGTGGGCAGTGGCCTCACTGTTACAACTTATGGTATGATCGATTTACGTTTAGCAAACATGATAAAGACACATAAAAGTATGTTGCATGTTTACTTAGATGGTTATAGAGATATGTGCGGTAAGATATTTCAAGGGGTTAAATGGGGAGACGTTGCTGGATTGTTAAACGATATCAAAAGCAATGCAATGGTGGAGTTTTTTGTTTACGAGCACAACAAACACCAAGTTCCTAATATACTGCGCTTTTGCAAAAAACGCAATATCAAAATAAAGTTTACTCCGGGTATCAAAAATGATGTAGAAGGTTCCTGTATTATCGATCAGCACGGCAACTGGTTATATGATGTTATCCCGCACGACCTAGAAACTGACATGCTGGATATTAACTATGGTAGCATCAATGAAATTAATCAATTCCATGACCTCAAAGAAGAATACAGCAACTTAGAGCCTGTGCCGTTAACACGCCGATTAGAAAACTATAAAAGTCTCCGTACATACATCAAACGCATAGAAGGCAGAAGTGTACTAGAACGACCAATGGTTTCTAGATTACATGAATACGAAACTTTAGATCAACAATTTAATATTGATCTATTAGATTATCATATCACACCCACAGGGCATGTTACAACCAACAGCGAACAGTACTCCATGTTCATTAACATGCTTTCGCCTGACTGGACTGCTAATAACAGAACTGTGCAGAACTTTAAGCCTTATGAAACTTACAAACTAAAGATGCTGTATTATGCTCAAATGTTTAATAAAGAATTTTTAGAAAATCGAGATACACAAAGTTATTTTGTGGATTAGGCTAAATTTTTAACTGTGGCCGCACCCATCTTCATTGGGTGCATGCAGGTTGCTAAACTGGTATCTCTACTGATGAATATGCCTTGTGCCAGCACAGTTTTACTGACATTGCTTACAATTACTGCTGATGCATGAGGTGGTTCACCGTGCGGTAGGATTTTATCTCCTAAAAGAGCACACGGCATTCCTTCTACTAAAACTGTAACAGCGCCTGGTCCAACACAAAGACCAGGCCCTGCCATTGATACACCTACTTTACTGACTCCAAACATTAAGGCTTTTGTGTACTGATTTGATAGTTTAGCACTTCGTCGTATTCAGTGTTGTCAGTGTCGTAGTAGAAACTTGAAACGTTTGCTGAGTCAACGTTTAATTCTGACTCGTCGGCGTTGTAAAGACCAACGCTGTATTCTTCTACTTTGATCATGCCGTTGACTTGGCCACGAATTGCAAACAAGTAAATACCAGGTGCTAAACTTGCATCAACGCCATTGGTGTCAATTGTGACATCTCCTGTGGAGACATTTGCTGAAATCCATGGTGGAGTAGGAGCGAAGTCTAACACTGATAAGTCTGTTGCATCACTGTTAATACCAAGGTTGATTGTTTGGCTTTGATTCAACGATACGTTAGCAAGTCGACCAGATCCTATTGTAGCAAGAATTTTTGGATTTTTGTTTTCGGTAGTGATAACAGCTTTGTACACACCTGAATAATCAACAGATGGATCAGCCTCATCAAATATCAAGTACTTAACACCAAGTGCGTGACCTTTCAGCAACATAGTTTCTTTGACTTCTGATGAACTCCAGCTAGAATTTCTACCAATATAATGTGTTGCTATACCAGCAACAATACCTGCTGATAAACTTGTACCAGAACTTGTAACATACTCTTCATCGTTAGTGCTGTCGGCTACTGTTATACCTACACCTGGCGCAAAAATATCAAGTTCTGCACCGTAGTTAACAAAAGAAGGTGCGCTTTGACGCGGAGCATTAGTGAATGCTGTTACCTGTAAGTCATAATCATATGATCCAACAGTGATGATGTTGTCAACGCCAGCTGGTGAAACAGTGTTAACATCAACACCGTCGTTACCGGCAGCCGCCACAACAACCAAATTGGAAGCATTCATTTCTCTTACTTTAGCATCAACAAAGTCATTCTTGGTTAAGTTCCAAGGTAAACAAACAACTTTAACATCCGATTGTGATGTAATGTGGTCAGCTAGCACAGCGTCAAGCCCGCTGATGATTTCGCCTACTGTGATGTTACCACTTGCACTGTTAAACATCTTAACATTTCTCAAATGTGCATCTTTAGCAGTACCAATATTTTGACCAACTATCATACTAGCAACTGCTGTGCCATGTCCTACTGCATCATCATAGTTAGGAATAGCATCATCATCGCTGAAGTTACTCCAACAGTTTGTTATAGTTGCTCCTGCAAATTCCTGGTGACTAACAGAAATACCTGTGTCAACCAAATATACAGTTTTTCCACTACCGGTGAGGTTTGGATCCCATGAACCTAGCCCTGTTGGGTGTAGTGAGTAATCTAGGTGATCTCCACTCCATACGGTTGTTTGTAGTGAAACACTAAGTGTGGTGTCTTTTGCTTCGCTGACTGCAACGTCAGTGATAGCAGATAACTGCTCTGGGGTAGCTTCGATCTCATACGTTAAACCAAAATTCAACGTGGATTCAACTGTTGCCCCGGCTCCTGTGATAGCCGCCTGCGCTGTGGCGTCATCGGCGCTGTTCATTGATACTAAATATCGTGCCATTTTATATACTCCGCTTGAGTTGTTTGTTTCTGATATAACTATTTATCTTAATGGGCAACTTTTCTAACCACAATAACGATCATACAGCCCTCACTGCACATAAGTATTTGTGTACAAATTTCAGAGAGTATAACTATTTATGGAAGATATCCTGTCTATTCAAGAAGGCATTGCCGAAGCAAATTACACAACAGGCGAAGTCACATTGAATGTAACGCCAACAAAAACTTTACTTAGTGACGCATTAGCTGAACGTTTTTCCAACAGAGGTCATATCACTGTGGCCCTTAGTGGCGGATTAGATAGTCAATTCAGTGCTAATGTTGCTAAAAAATATGCTGACAGTGCATCAGCAGTAACATTCAGATATATGTGGGGGAATTCGGTTGTAAACGGGCAGGACATAGCCACAGCACAAAAGTTGTGCGAACTGTTGGGTATGGATCATGTAATAGAAGACTTTGATTTACAACCATTGCTCGACAGAGAGTTACGTGATTACATGCAAAATTATAGAAGCACAAGTCCGCACATCAGTGCACAACTGGCAGCAATCAAAAACTCACAACACATACAAGGCACACTGTTATTGGGAGGCGAAGTCCCGGCAGTAGGTCGAGATGAACAGGGTAATATCAAGATGACTAGTGTTCCAGGTGTGCAGAGTAATAATCCCGATGCTATGCATTGGAACAATGCTGTTCCCACTTACTTTGTGTTCACGCATTATGCGCCTTTTGAATATCTACACATACACAATGGCATTGATGTAATAAGAGATCCTTTTTGGACGTCACCGGAAATACTTTACTTAGCTTATATGCATAACCTCACAGTTATGCAACAGCACAAATGTGTACACCACGTCGTGAACATAGATGCCCTGAAATCAAGTTTAACACAGTACAAGATCAAATACTATACCAGTGTAGATGATGATTTTGTGTTTTTACCGCCAATGCACAAGCAAACCGGATTTGAGACTTTGAACATGTACCTAGCAAGCCAAACAGGCAACTATGACGAATTCGATTTGCGTTATAGACACCCACTTATGAAAAATATTTTTTCTACAGATTGGGCAACACCCACATTGGTAGACGAAAAAGAAAACAAATTTAGAAAAACAAATACCACCATAGTTGGCGCTGATATAAATCAAATAGAACAACAGCTCACTGAAGGTGTTGCTGACTTAACATTAACTGCTACCAACACATACAGTTTCAATTGGTAACATGATATACATTTTTTTAAGCGGACAAATCAGAAACAAAAGAAAACTTGAACAGTTTTGTTATGATGTGTTGTATGATTTCTGCGGAGATGTCACGCACGATGTTGACATAGAAGTTCGTGTGAAAAAAGATATAGGCGGACAGATGGGTTTTTGTTGGGGGGATCACGAACATATTGTGATAGAATTAGCCAAAGGAAATAGTGTTTCTGGAGAATACATAGAATTTGGTTACAATGAAGTGGTAGTTACACTAGCACATGAACTTGTGCATGCAAAGCAACATATTCTCAAAGAGGCTGTGGTTGACTGTGAACAAGAACCCTACGAATCTCAGTACAAGTTAGTCGACCGTTTTTGGAACCCACACCAACTTAACACCGCGACGGTCTAACTCGACTCTGCATTTTCTTTTTACTTTAGGTTTGTGTCCCTCATTTATGTATTTTATGAGTTCTTGTGTGGGCTTTAATTTGATATAATCGTGATCGTACTGGAAATTATTCTTCTTTCCTTTGATAAATTTTTTCTGTGATGGGCTAAATTTTATTGGCATCCTTTCTCCGGTTAGTAAAAATATTTATATAACATAAAACTCGTTATAACGAAATAATGAATAAATCATAAATACACTGTGTAGCAAATATTAAACTTCACATTTGCATAGGATTTAATAAAGATGTCTAAAACACCATACGAAATTAGGTTGGACCTTGTCAAGGAGGCGAGGGAAATATTGCAGAAGAAAGCAAAAAATCCTGAAGAAATGCCCACCACAGAAGATGTACTCAAAGAAGCAGAACGTCTCAACGAGTTTGTTTCTAAAAAACCTTTCAATGAGCGATAATAATAACCATTTTTATCGCTTAAACTTCCCACCCACAAGTAAATAATATCAGTGCTCGGATAGCTCAGCAGGTAGAGCAGTTGATTTGTAATCATCAGGTCGCAGGTTCGATTCCTGTTCCGAGCTCCAAGATTTGGGGGCTGTAGCTCAGTTGGGAGAGCGACTGGTTTGCATCCAGTAGGTCGTAGGTTCGATCCCTATCAGCTCCACCAGTTTTGCGGGAATAGCTCAGTTGGTAGAGCGCAACCTTGCCAAGGTTGAGGTCGCCGGTTCGAACCCGGTTTCCCGCTCCAATTATATAAGTACATGTAACAGTATTTTACACAGGAACACATTACACATGGCAAAGAAAAAATCCACCAAGAAGCAATCAACTACTAGCGCACCTCCTAAACAAGACGTTTTACATCAGTTATTGGATGCTAAGATTGAAGTGCCCGTTGGCCTATTGAGACAAAAGCACATTTTTATTGCAACACCTTGCTATGGTGGACAAATTGGCGAACCATACTTTCGTAGCATGATGCGTTTGGCCATCATGTGCAACAAGTACGACATTCCTTTTACTATCAGCACATTAGCAAATGAAAGCCTTATTACCAGAGGCAGAAACACACTCACCAGTTTCTTTATGGAGAACAAAGAAGCAACACACCTGTTCTTCATTGACGCCGACATTGAGTTTAACCCTGAAGACTTGTTGCGTATGGTAGCATACGACAAGCCAGTTGTGGTTGGCGCTTATCCCAAAAAAGCCATTAACTGGACCAGCATTATCAATGCATCACGAAATAATCCAGAAGAGAATGAAAGCACCATCGAAGGCCACAGTTCAAACTATGTGGTAAACTTTGATCACCTCACAGACGAAAACGGAAACCGCACACCGCAGGTTCAGATTGTTGACAATTTGGTCAGACTCAAAGATGCTGGCACAGGATTTATGTGTATTCAGCGTGAAGTGATTCAAAAAATGTTTGATGCACACCCTGAGACAAAATATGTAAATGATATTAATGTTGACATGAAATTTGAACCATACATGTATGCTCTGTTTGACGGCATCATCGATCCTGAAAGCAGAAGATATCTAAGCGAAGACTACACGTTCTGTAGACGCTGGCAAAACATGGGCGGACAAATTTACTTAGACCCAAGAACTGCACTAAACCATGTTGGACATTACACATTCAGAGGCAACATTAGAAAATTATTCACAGGGGACGAGCCAGCAAAATGAGTACCACAATATCAATATTATTGCCCACTAGGGGAAGAAGAGAAGCATTACTAAAAAGTTTAAACAGTTTATTGGACACTGCTTCTGACCCCACAAGATTGGAATTTCTTTTGGGCATCGACGACGATGATGATGGTATCAAAGAGTACATTGAACAAAATGTTGCTCCGTTAATGAAAGAGCATGCAGTTGAGTGCAGAGCAAACATTTTTAAACCATTGGGTTACGAAAACTTACACACATACGTTAACACACTAGCCACAAACGCAAATGGTGACTGGCTGATGTTTTGGAACGATGATGGCATCATGCTCACTGAAAATTGGGACGATGTGATTGAAAGTTATAATGGTCAGTTCAAACTGTTAGCACCCAAAGATAATCACGACGGTCACCCGTATGCTATCTTCCCTATTGTGCCAATGGACTGGTTCCGCTTGATGGACCATCTCAGTATCAATGCACAGAACGATGCTTGGTTAAGTCATATTGCATACATGCTGGATATTTTTGAGCGTATTGATGTAGAATTCTTGCATGATCGTGCAGATATCACAGGCAATAATGACGACGACACATTCCGCAATCGCAAGTACATGGAGGGCAATCCAGACGATCCTAGAGATTTTGGTCACCCCGATATGCAACAAGCTCGTGTACGCAGTGCATTTAAGATTGCTTGGTTCTTGGACAAGATTGGTCAACACAGTGATTGGTGGGATAAAGTACAAGCAGGTAAACAAGATCCATTTGAAAAAATGGTTTGGCAAGGCGGAGTAAAAGGTGCTGGTCAACTTGACAGCATAAACAATTCAAAAATCAGTGACGACGAGACACTAACACTATGAGTCGACTACTGTGCTTCGGCGACAGTTTTACATTTGGCCACGGGCTACCCGATGCGCTAGATCAAGAAGACGAAGACGGCAATCCTTTTGTACATTGTGTGCCTAGCGAATACAGTTGGCCTGCTTGGTTAGGCAAACGTTTAAATTCGACTCAAACAATCAACGCAGGCTCACTGGGTGCTAGTAACAAAGAAATTTGGAACACCATGCTCAACACTGCATTTTTACCCACTGATGTTGTGGTAGTGATGTGGTCACATCACAGTAGAACATGCCAGATAAAACATTGGCCTGAGCCTTTACAACTGGATAAGTTTGTTTGGGAGCCCAGGCAAACTGGAGAATACTGGAACAACAAAATAAAAGCATACGGAACATGGATGGATGATGATGCTAGTGTAATGGACTACTATCGAGATCACTGGAATGACTATGAGTCAGAGTTACACACATTACTGTATATGAATCACATCGAACTATTCATCAAGCCCAAAGTCAAGTGCCTTGTTCATGCAATTATTCCAAACTCTCAACTAGAAGTACATCAACAGAATCCAGTAGAATGGGACACTGTGGGGTTAGATAACATGTATGACACCAGCATAGTGCATAGTCATTTCCCTCAAACGCCTTGCGGTCACATGGGCAAACGTGCCTGTGCACAAGTAGCCGCAGATCTCGCCGAAATTATACTTGACAAAGCCTAGAATATACCTTATAATAACATAATTGTTAGCTCTACGGAGTATTTTAATGGCTACACACGCAATGATTGACATAGAAACACTGGGCACAGAACCTGACTGTGTTGTACTCAGTGTGGGTGCAGTAAAGTTCAATCCTTATAATCATGCAGAACCACATGCCAAGACACTGTGGAGGCCCAGTGCTGATGAACAAATGACTGCAGAGCGCAGTGTGTTAGAAAGCACACTTGAATGGTGGGCAAAACAGCCAGCACATATTCGTGACGAAGCGTTCTCAGAAGATGGCAGAATACCTCTGAAACAATTTATGTCAGAGTTAAACAAGTACCTTGTAGGCGTGGATAAAATTTGGTGTCAAGGTCCTCAATTTGACATGGTTATATTAGAACATCTATTCAAACAGTTTGACCATCACAGAGGCTGGGCGTTTTGGCAAATCATGGATTGCAGAACTATCTTTAACATGATGCCTGCAGATCCTCGCAAAGCCATTCAACAGAACTTACACAGTGCTGACGCAGATGCTTATTATCAAGCAGTGTGTGTACAGCAGACATTTGATCATTTTGATGTAAACGAAAGATGACAGAATATAGCAGTGCAGTCGAAAGACAAAAAATAAGATTACAAGCAGAAGAATGGGGCAGAAAGATCAGTGATCTTCATTTGCACTCATTGAGTTCAATGTGGTATGACGATAGGCCACAAGACACAAAAAAAGGTATGGTAACTGATATAACTTATTGTTGCGGTGTCATTGAACGCTGGCAAGACGGCAAACTAATACACACATTTGGAAAAAGACTGAAAGGAGAAGAATTGGTAGACGCTTACACCCGAAGCGGCTCATAGATAAATAATTATACAAGAGTGGACTTATGGCGGTATCATGCACTCGTTGTGATTAAGATGTACACACGGAGACATGATGAAATACATATACACACTTATTCTGGCTATAGCAATTTCAAGTTGCGGGGGAGGGGGATCCTCAGAGCCTAACACACCAACTGTAGTAGTACCAAGCAATCCTTCACAAGGCACAGTGTTATCAGAATCCTGCGATGGCACAACACTGATTCAAGACATCGCCGATGGCAATGGCGGCTCAACAACACAACAAACAACAAACTCGTCACAATGTGGATATGTTGCACCTCCAGTGGAAGGCACAATACTCGACGAGTACTGTGATGAATACACCCTAGTAACTGTCACAGCCGACGGCACTGGTGGAGAAGTATATGCATATGATGAAGAAAATGAAGAAGTATGTGGTTACGAACCTCCTCAATTTGCACCCGCAGGAACACCAATTGGTGAATCATACTGTGGTAGAAGTTTACCAGAAGATAGATTCCTACAACTGTTAGACAGCATCAACCATGCATTAGGTGAGGACAGGTTTCAAGACTATGCTGACGGCGAAGGTGGCACATACACAGAACGTACCACACACATAGATCAGACCTGCTTTGTTCAAATGGAAAAGCCACCAGAGTGTCCAAGTGATCCTACTGATACCGGTGATCCACGTTATGACTACATGACCTGCGACGGTATCAAAACTATCACAGATGTAGGCTTCCCTTATGAGGAAGGCTTCCCAGGTACTGCTATCGTTGACATATTGATTGTGTTTGACACTAAGATGACTGAGGAAGAGCGTGGTGGTATGTCTGTGGAAGCATTTGTGGACAGGCAAATCTTTGAAGCAAATCACATATATGCAGTATCTAGAACTGGTGTGAGATTGCGTGTAGCTGATATTGTGATGGTAGAAGTTGCGCCCGGCGATCTATACAGACAGTACTCTGCCTTCTTCAACGGGCGTTATGAGTTCAATGGCATAGACACTTGGCAGAGAAACGCTAATGCTGACATTGCATTCTTATTCAAGCAAAGAGAACCAGAACCTATTGCTTGTGGTGTTGCCAGTCTCGATGCTACCCAAGGCATCACAAAAACCAGAGGTATCACACAGTGTTTCCATAACAGTGTATTTCAAGAAGCAGAGAACACACGCTATTATCAGCGGGCACACGAAACGTTTGCACACGAAGTGGGACACTTGTTAGGTGCACAACACGAATGGCAAGATGCTAACCAATCTGGAATATTCGAGTACTCATTTGGATATAACATACCGGGATATAATCCTCAAAAAGATAATCCTGCCTACGAAGGTATCTGGGGCGGATACGGCACTATCATGAGCTATGCTGATTTACCAACTGGTAGATTCTCAGACAAAAGTCTCACATGCTATTACCCTGATAGCGCAGGCGAATACGCAGGACAGGCAGTTAAGTTTGGCACAGAAGGTGGATGTTTTTGTTTAGAGCCAATAGAGAACCAGCCCCCGCCCACTGACAACGTCGAAACACTGCGACGCACTAGATGGACAATGAGTCAGTTGCATGAAATTGAACACAGTGCAGTGTTCTCTAATTCGTTGAACATGAGGATGGACGGATTGATTGGCGACAACGACGATCCAGAGATCTGTTTGTTCTAGTTGACACAAATGCATAAATAGTTTATAATGCTATAAGCATTTGTGAACTATGGAGATTACATTTTGGAAATGATTCTAATACCCTACGCAGTAGGAACAGCAATCGGCATCTGGTTTGGTTTTAAATTTGGTGTCAAGAAAGGTGCTGATCTCAGTGTGTCCATGCTTATGGCTGAAGGATTTCTCAAGTACAAGAAGTTAAAAAACGGTGAGATTGAATTCGTCAAAGCGGATACATAATGCTATTTAAATTATTTGGTAAACACAACGGCCCACTTCACACAACAATCTTTTTTGCATGCAGTGCCCTGTTTGGGTATCTCAGTGTGTTTCATTATACACCACTAGAGTTACTCACGCTGTTTGTGTGTGCCACTGTGTTCACAGGATTCACCACCAGCGGATATTTACACAGATATTGTTCACACCGCAGTTGGCGTATGCCCAAATGGCTAGAAGTATTCTTGATGGGCAGTACAACTCTCATGCTGAATCAACCCGCAATGGGATGGGCCGCTGTGCACCTCAGCCATCACAAGCACACTGATCAAGAGGGTGATCCACACGGTTGGGTAAAAAGCATTTGGGAGAACTTCTGTGTGTTCAATCATACTCCGCCTATGAAGCACATACCTAAATGGATGTTGAGAAGTCCACTGTATCAAGCACAGGCAAAATGGTATTGGGAAACTGCTCTAGTGCTCCAAGCAGGCTTTGTGTACGCATTTGGTTGGGAGTTACTGGTGTCATTGATAGCAATATCTTACCTATATCAAGTGGGCCTGAACCTATTAGGGCATACACCAGAGTTGAAGCCACGCAATAATTGGCTACTTGCTATACCCTGGATGGGCGAATTGTACCACGCAAACCACCACTGGAAGCCCAATAATCCACGTTTTGGACCCTTAGATCTGACGTATTATGGCATGATCAAGTGGGCAGAAATGCTGGTTTCAGACAAAAAAATCACAAAATCCAAGTAAATCAAGCACTTACAGCACCCCCAAACGGTTGACTTTTCTGCCCCTTTTGCTATACTAATATTGTTAGTTAGGAAAACGGAGTAGAAATATGCAAGTAAAAGTATACCACAGAGAAACACTTGATCCGCGTGAGACAGCGGATTACACCCCTGTAGCAATCGTAGACGCTCCCACAGACAATGTGGACGAAGCGATGGAGTTTGCTTTCAGATACACCAACAACATCAACGGCTCATGGAGTAAAGGTGAGACGTTTGAGTTCAATGGTATGATCCACGAGAATCCCGATTTCAACTCTGCTGTTGAATTCATCGGCGAATACCCTGTAGGCAAAGACGGTACTGTGTACGGTGCACGATCAACCAGCGTGATGGACATGATGGTCGTTGAAGGCGACATGTACGAAGTTGCTGGAATGGGTTTCAAGAAACTTCACAACACTGGCATCAAACTGTCAGCCTAAAAGGTTGACAAATCAGCACCCAGTGCTATAATTGTATTGTTAGTTAGGAATCAGGAGTAGAAAATGTTTACAGTAGATCAACTCGAAGACATTCTTTTAGAAGCCCAACAAGCGGCCAAGAATGCAAGTTCTCAACATATTGTTAAGCACGGCGAAAGCCCAATGTGTGGCTTTGCTTGGGTTAACATTTACAAGTTCCAAGACAAGAAAATTGCAGGCAACACCAAGTTAGGTCGTTTGCTCAAGCAGTTGGGTGTACGCCAAGACTACACTCGTACTTTCAGTCAGTGGGACAATTGGTACGGCGGTCAAAGCATCGACGTCAAAGAAACTGGTGCACGAGCATTTGCTGATGTGCTCACCAAGTATGGTTTTACTGCTTACGCAGGTTCAAGGTTAGATTAATGTATCAACGGGCACTACAATTTGCAACCAACGCTCACGGGGACCAGGTACGCAAGTACACTGGTGTCCCCTATATTGAGCACCCTATTGCAGTTGCAGAATTGATAAAGGGTTTGCCCGGACACACCGAAGAGATGGTAGCCGCGGCTCTGTTGCACGATGTAGTCGAAGATACTGATACGACTATCCAGGACATTTGCGATGAGTTTGGCACTGTGGTTGGTATGTATGTAGAGTACCTCACAGACATCAGCAAGCCAGAAGATGGCAATAGAAAAAGGCGTAAAGAGTTAGATGCCTTTCACTATGCACGTGGTCCAGCAGAAGCACAAACTATTAAAGTTGCTGACCTCATTGATAACACTGCTGACATCTACAAACATGATCCTAGATTTTGGGAAGTGTACAAGCATGAGAAATGGTTTTCACTTAACCTATTAATCGATGCTGATCCTATCCTATGGAATCGTGCTAGAACTCAGATGAAGGAACTATGGTAATGAATGGCTTTCGAAAACTGCAACAACGGTTGCGTGAAGAAGGTTGGTATGTAGGGTGGAACTTGCCCTGCTGTCAGAGCTGTGCATGGGGCGAGTTACCATACGAGTTCGAAGACGGTACTGACATTGACTTTTCCAAAGTGCTGTTCAACCATAGCCAGGACTGTGAGTTTGATTTGTACGATGTTGTCGCTGATTACATGGATGATAACGGTGAAAACGAAGATGACATTGATGACTTTTTTGAAGAGTTTGAAGATGCTCGCGAAGCCGTAGAAGACGGTCACACTAATGCAGTAAATGAGCTGTTTGAAAAATACAATATCAGTCACTTGCTGGAAGAACTAGAAGGCATGGATCAAAGTGTTGCAGGCTTTGTGTGCTACACACCAGAAGAACAAACTGACAGCACATTCTGTTTTGATGGTAGCAAAGAAGGTGTTGCTAATCTAAAAGCAATTATTCCTATCATCGAAGAATGTGGGTGCAGTATTCACTGGAACGGCAAGGGCGACACACGCCCTACAATTAGCTGGTGATGGTATGTTAGAGTTAATTGGTGTACTTGCAATCATTTATATACTGTTCAAATCAGGATTAGTTGAGCAGTTTTTTAAATTTTGTCTTTTCTTTTTGTTGTTTATTGTGTTGATGTCCTGGATTGGACATTTCTTTATTTGGTTAGGATTATTAATAGCATGATTGATATACTACAAGAAGTGACAGAATGGGGCAAGTACCCTGTAACCAATGGCATTTATCACGTGAATGGCGCAGGGCATCTTGTGCAACACAACGACACTGTGTTTAAAAATCCTCTCAAAGGCTTCAGCAAAGCTCGCCGCAAGTTTATTAAAATTGGTGAGCGTCCTGAAGAACTTCCTGCTGGAGTTGTTACTGTGCAAGGCAGTAATGGCAAAGTGTATTACATTGAGGACGGCAAATGCACTTGTCCCGGCTTCAAATTTAGAGGCAACTGTAAGCATACTGCATAAATAGTAGTATGGAACACGAAGCAACAAACATAAACATTGTAGAACAACCTACAAGAACAAAAGCATATAATCCATACGCTAAGTATACAAGTTCTGAATCGGTATCATTGGGTACTACTCTAGTCGAGGAGTGGAACTGTGCACTGGTTGAACCCAAGCACCCAATCTTAAAGAAACGTGCTACTACGGACCCATTCAGCGGCAATGTAGACTGGTATCAACGCGAACGTGAAATGTGCGAACTCATGCAAAACCGCTTTGGTATCGGTCTCGCCGCTCCTCAAGTAGGTAGCAGTTATAGAATGTTTGTGATGAATCACAGCCACCTTGGCGAGATTGGTATTTACAAACCTGAAATATTAGAAGTAGAAGGCAAGGCAGTGATAGAGGAAGGCTGTTTAAGTTTCCCTTTGCTGTTCATGAACATTACTAGACCCGAAAGAGTCAAAGTAAGATATATAAAAACAGACGGAACCACTGTGGTTGAGACCTGGATGGATGGTATGGATGCACGTTGCTTCTTGCACGAATACGATCATCTTGAGGGCAAACTGTTTATCGATGATGCTAGTGATTTTAAATTGCGTAGAGCAATGGAAAAACAACAAAAGAGAATTAAACAATTAAGGAATATTGGGAGAGATTAATGAGCGACAAACCACACTTAGTATTGAGCTGGCATTTTGACTGCAATACCAAAGAATTAAAATGTAGCCTAGCAGACGGAAAATGTGTCTACTATGCTCACGAAGGCGGTAGCAAAGGCTACACAAAAGTTTACAAGGGTGAAGAAACTTATATCTCACCTGACCATTGGCAGATATTTGAAAAAGAATGGATCAGCGAACAGTGGGGAGAAATTTATGGATACTTTCAACCCGATGATACCAGAGAAGCAGTTGACCATAAAACTGGTAGATTAGAAAACAGACAAATGGGAATAGGTCGCAACGGTGAATATCTAGATCACATGCAACGAAGCCAACTACAATTAGAAGGTGGCGACATGGCATTAATCAACTACAACAATGACACAAATGTTTTGTTGCCTGTGCCACAATTTTTGACTCCCGACGGCGGAATCACAGTCTACAAATTACTACCTACTAACGATACATACTACAACGGCCATTATAACAAAGATGCTGAAGATGGTGTTTGGGCAATGGTACCACAACCCTGCATGATGCAACCACGCAGTATGGGTTACATTCTCAGCGATTATGATGAAATGGCATTAGCAGGCATTGACTCAATGACTATTGAAAAATGCAAACAGGGTTTGTGGGACAAGCCAACTATGCCAAAATTGCGTAATCAATACACATATCCAACTGAAAATGAGATGCCTCTCACAATAGATAACATACACACAGTATACTGATATGGATTATCCCTTTTGGGTTAATGACTTTGACCGGGTCAAAGATCACAAACTAAAATATCCGTTGGTGAGCAAAATTTTTGAGCAACCAATGGCATTTTGGTATGGTGAGAGAAACGGCAAAGGCAGTTGTAGCACAGTTCACAAAAGCCTCGGTAGGTTACTGCAACGTTGTGGTGACAAACTTCCTGTGCTGGTACTGTACAACATGCCCAATCGGGATATGGGACACTACAGCAAGGGCGGTGCTAAAAGCAAAGATAATTATTTGATTTGGTTAGAAAGCATTGCTTATGCAATAGGCGACAGAGAACTAATAATCATATTTGAACCTGATGCTATACCACACAGCACACTGCTTGATAAGGAAGAGGCAGAACAACGCCTTAGTCTTATGAAAAATGCGCTGTGGGTGCTTACAGAGCGTTGTAAGGCCCGTATATACATCGATGTTGGGCACAGTAATTGGTTAGATCCAGAGACAGCAGGCAAGTTGCTAGACAAAGTGGGCAACAAGTTTGTGCGTGGGTTCAGTGTTAATGTAAGCAATTTTAGAACCACACAAGAGAGTATGGCCTGGAGTAAACGTGTTGCAGAGTATACCAAGTACAAGCATTTTGTGATAGACACTAGTCGTAATGGCGTTGGACCTTACGGTAATGATTGGTGCAACCCACCCGGTAGAGCCTTAGGTAATCCACCTACAACCAACACAGGCGATGAACTATGTGATGCATTCTTGTGGATCAAAGTGCCCGGGGAATCGGACGGTAAATGTAACGGCGGTCCAAGAGCAGGACGCTTTTGGCCTGAGTATGCAAATGATCTAGTTGAAAATACGGAGTGGCTTAACTAACGCCGCTAGGGTCGTTGTCGTCAGCAATCTCTGGCGGTACTTCTGGAGCCTGATCAGGCACTTCAATTTCGTTTTCTAAGTAATGTTTTGCGGCACCAATGTACTCGCTTGCTTTCACTAATTTTGATTGCCACCAATGTGGGAAGTCAGCACCTTCTGGTAAGTCACTGACCATTTTGAACAGCTCAACACAGTATGTGCCCATTTGATAGATTTCTTTGCGTAACATATCTCGCTCGTCGTCAACGTGGCCCACTGCTACTTTTTCAACAGAACCTTCATCCTCTGAAATTTGTGTTACTATGCCTGCTAACTGTTGTAATCTATCAATCTCGTTCATCGTAACTTCCACTTTGTGCATCGTCTAAGAAACTTGCTAAGGTCACATCATATTGGTTAGAACTGCTACCAAAATCAAATGCACCGTATGCACTTAACTGTTGTTCTGCTTCACGTGAAATACTGCGTACAGCATATCTTGCTTGCTCACCTAAACGCTCAAGTTCATCTAGGATGTTTTCTAATTCTTCTATAGCTTCTACGTTGCTTTCGGATACTGACTGTTCTGCCATTGCAGGTTCTTGATGCATGTAATCATCTACAGCGTCTTTGGCCATGTCGTAAATGTGATCAAACTTGTCACTGCCGCCATCTTGATCTGACATTGCACCCGCCATTTCTTCTGCGGCGTCTTCTGCTCTGCCTGCTTTGAGTAACTTGTCTATGGTAACAACATCAGTGTCGCCATAGTATCTGTATTCCTCACAGTTTCTTTCAAAGTCAGCAAGCATTTTAATCAGCTTAGGGTCGTAATCCTCAAACAGAGGAGCAACAGTTTCCATTAATTTACGCATGTCATTCATGATTATAATCCTGCTAAACTTCTTAGTTCTGCTAATGCCGCATTCAGTGCGTTATCTGTTGTGCTTTCCACAGCCTGTTCAACTGTTTCTTCTGCTTCGTCTTCCTTTGCATCTTCAACAGGTGCACCGCAGTTGCTACATTTTTCGTCTTGGTGCATCATGCTATCGGGACCGATAACATTCATGTTCCAGTCTAACTGAGACTCACCTGATTGTCCATCTTTAACTTCTTCTGGATTTTCACTCTCCCAGTTTTTGATATATTCGTCTGCTTCTTGTTGAGTCATCCCAAATGTGTTAGTGTGTCCACATTTTTCGCATGCCCAATCATACTGCTCAACATAATTGTCTGCTTCTTCTTCAATACCGTACTCGCCACGGATATCGTCGAAATCAACACTTTCTTCTGGCATATTTTCTTCTGGATCAGGCTCACCAAACTCTTCTTGGTCGCCTGTGTCTGCTCTGTGCAACTCCATGTTTAACAGTGCATTTTTGACTAACTTCATTGTCCATTGACGATCGTCTTCGGGCAAGTCCATGATGCTACCGCCTTCCACACGCTTCATGATAGCACTTAATCTATCACTGGCTGCCAAACTCTCATCGTCTGTGCCTAATCGTGCATTGATTTCACCTAACAGGAACGATGGTGACTTGGCCATGAGCTTGATAAACAGTTCTTTTTTCACTTGAGGATCATTTGGATCTTGGTCTGCTGGCACCATGTTAGCCATGCTGTTGAAACGACCTTTGCTGTTGATGGGTTTGCCGGTGTCAACACTGATCATAGCATCTGGTGCTATGTCTGTGAACGTTGCAGTATCTGGATTGCTTGATGCCGCTTTCTCTGGTCTTGAGTCAGCGTCTGCTTGATCCTTGCGGCTGATCTTTGGCTCGTAGTCCATTTTGCCTTTGCCTGGTTTGAAATCAACAGGAGCCTCACTAATTCCTGCTAACTGTCTTAAAATGTCTAATGATTCGCTCATGTTAGTTCCCGTTATTTTATCATATACTAGCGTAAATACTTTTTCGTCGAACTTGCCAAATGTGTCAGTGAAAACTTTTTTAGCACTGTCAAGATCAGGTGCACTAGAAATACTGTTTCTAAATGCACTTGCACTCGCCGCCTCATCTCCGTTGCTCACAGTAGGCGCACTGTACACATACCCTCTTTGGGTCATTGGCATTTCGCCGTCACTAATTGTATTTATCTTCTGAAGGTAACTTGGGCTTCCGTCCTTTTTGGGTTTGAAACTGAAGCGAGGATCATCTTCCATGTCCTTGCCACCCACAGCAAAAATAGCAACGGTGTTATCCATGTCAAACACAGATTCGTATTCTCTAGCATTGTATGGGCTACGCACAATGAGAATTTTGTCTGCTGGTATGTCATGTAACTGCGTCATGATTGCAGACTTTTCTCTGGCATCAAACGGCGACTTGGGCATTTCAACTTTGTTAGAAGTTGCTACATAAACGTCAGCGTCTGGAAACTGTGCTACAAGGTGTTTGTATACTTCTGCATGATGCGGAAGCATTGGTTGGAATCTACCTGGGTATAGTACTACCTTCTTCATAGTAGTATTTATCATTTAACCGAGAGTAGTATGCCATACTCCAAAATCGCCTATTTCTATTTGTTGAGGCTGGTCTGTTGCAAACTTCACAAAGCCCGCTAACACTTCTGGTTTCATTATGTCGTGTTCAAATCCGTATGTCTTTGCAAGAGGATGTCTCACCATCTGTGTGTCTACATATCCTGGGTTGATATTGATGATACGACATTTTCTATCACCGTGGTCCTCTAAAATCTTTACCCATTCCTTGTGCAACATTTTTTTCACCATGCTGTACTCTCTGCCAGCAATAGGTCCGTATTTTGCACGACTGTTAATGTTAACAATGGTTTTTGTATTATCGTAACGCCAGTGATTGTAAAAAGCATGGAACAGTGTGATTTGATGTTGGTCAGCAAATGCGTTGTTGATAAAAATGTCACAGTCTGTATGGTGTGCAATTATTTTATCTCGGCCTTCCTCAGTCATGATGTCATAATGATTTGTTCGAGAAAAACCTAAAACTTCGTGCCCTGCTTCTGTGTACAGTTTAGTCAGTGCCTCACCAATACCTTGTGTGTGCCCTGTAATACCAATCCTATTCATATCTAACTCCTACGAGATGTACTCTGTTGTGTATTCCGCAATTAAATGCAGTGTGTCTGCCGGTTGTGTTTACTTCGTAAACTTTACCCACGTCTAAATGATACATGGTGGGCTTTGTGATGTCGTCATCTATAAACATCATATAGCAGTTGGGATTAGACACCAATGGTATGTGCAGTCTTTTGTTTTTCTTGCCATTGCCATTACTGTCACTGTGTATGCTGTAAATTTGTCGAGGACCCAACTGCATTAATCTCCAGCGATAAAATTCTGGGTACGCTTTAACAACTTTTTCAAATTCACTGCCCGCTAACATTTTGTTCAGCACACAATAAAATTTCTCTGGCTTTTTCAGCATGTGTATTTTTCCCACACTGCAGGTCCAATCGTTGTCGCCTTCGATACTGGTTATACTGATTTGACCAGTAATTGGATCAAACAAAACATTTTCATTCAATGCTTTGAAGTCATCGATAAGTTTGCTGTGATTGATTTTTGATTCTAGTTGTTGTACATGCATGCAACTATTTATTTGCATTTATGAGAACACTTTGTAGTTATCGAATGCTCTGTTCCAGCCAAAGAACTGTGCTTTCCAGTCTGCTTGATCATCTGCATTAAGGTGTTGCCAAGAATTTTTCTTCTGTTGCACTCTTACTGCTTGTGTGTGCCAGTCGGTGTTCATGATCAATTCTTCTGCTTTGAGTTTGCCTTCTACTGCCTCTTCGTAAGTCCAGTAGTCTGCTTCAATGTGAAACAGTTCCATGCATCCACCAGGGTACACATAGTCTAAACTGAAGTCTATGCCCCACTTAGGACGTATGGCTAACAGTTTATTCAGTGTGGGTTTTTGTTCACTGAGTCTGATAAGTTGCTCTTTTGCTTCGCCGTCAAATGCCCAACGTGTGCTGATCATGCTGTGATCCACAACACAACCCATATCAGATTTTTCTGTATCCACAATCCAGTCAACGTGATTGGCTACGTGAAACAGATGTTCCTGGCTGATGTCTATTTTTGAATTTTTGTAGTACACCTGTTCGAGGTGATTGATTTCGAATCCGTCTTTGTCAAAGTATTTCATACTCCAACCTAAAACTTCTTCGTCAAATAAGGGCTTTGTGATGTATGCTTGCGGAGAAAATTGGTTGTCTGTGATGGCTAGTTTCATACTACCTAACCTTCTATACTACCACTTCCTACAAGACCAGTAACGTGCCTTTGTTTTTGGCCCTGGATTATCGCAGTTGTGTCTAGCACGGAAACTCTTGCGAGCCTTAGGATTGTTTTTACGAATCTTCATTGCTTTGCCTTTGACACTGCTACCGCCGTGACCAAAGTTTACTTTTTTCACATTGCCAGTTTTAGGATCTTTCACATACACTTTGAATTTTTTAACATCGCCTTGCATAGGCTTGTTAAGTTTGACTTTGCGTCCTCTGTATTCTGCTTCTTCTAAATTATCTTCAATCCATCCAAAGGCTTCAAAAAACTCATCGTCGCACTCAAACGTTGATTCGTCTTCTTCGTGCATATAATCGCGACTCTTGTCGTTTGCAACTTCTTCTGCGCCTTCTCTGTCTGCACGAACTTCCTCTTCACTAGCACCAATATAATCTGCTAGTTCTGCATCGCTCATCTGGCTTGGATATGGACCTTCGGGTGCGCTCTCTTCATATTCGGCATCGTCAATTTGGTTTTGGATATCTCTGATTGCTTCTTCAAAAGCGGCTTCTAATTCGTATACAGCACTTTCTAAATTGTTGTTTGCTTGATAAACTTGACGCACATCATAGTCGTCTAACTTGAGGCCAACTTTTTCTGCTAGTGCTTCTAGTTCACCAATTACAGTCATGTGGGTGTCAGCGTATTTGATTTGCTTTGTGATTTCTCTAGCACTTCTCAGTGCGGCTTCCAAATCGTATAATCTATCGTGTAGATCACCTGTAGACTCGTTAGCAGACAACTTGGCCGCAATAGCCATTTGTCGTCTTTTCTTTTTGCTTTTGCCAATGAACTGTGGAGCATCAGACTTGTAAAAGTCTGTTACTACATCGCCCATGTCTGCTTTTTTTAGATCTATCTTCTCAGAGAAATCTGAAATCTTCATAATCTTCTTCCTAACTGTATGTTAGTATTTATCAGAAAAGATTATTTTCCCTGCCCGCGATATTTTTTATAGCCTCGCTTCTTGGACTTGTTCATTGTGCTCATGCTTTTTGGTCTGCGACCAATTGATGTGCCTTTTTTGATTCCGTCATGTTTGTTAGCGAATGCACCGATTGCTTTAGCCATTGTGTGTCTCCTTTTTGATGTGTCTATTTACCAGTGTTATTTGTTTGGTTTAACTGTTTCAGGTCTGTGACCTTGTGCGGCTTGCTTTGCATTGATACCTTGATGCCATCTGCCCCAGATGCAGTGTGCCAGTTCGTGCCCCATCCACTCAGGATGATACTGCCAATCGGGATCTTTTACATATATGATGCATCGATTAAGTTTAGGTTGGAGTCTGCCAAATGCTTGTAGGCCTTCTACGCCCGGTGCCCAAATTTTGGCTTGCTTGTTGAATTCTGCTTGATTTTGTAAAACTATTATACTGACTTCTATGTCTAGTTTTTCGTATTCTTTTTCTTCGAACTTGTAACCGTCTTTGCCGGTTGAGGAATAATCACTGCACCCTGGTATTAACAGCAGTGCAGTGAGAAAGGTAAATGAAATTACTTTGCGGATTCTGCTTTCCACAATGTCCATGCTCCGTATGCTAGGCCGCCCCAGGCTGCCCACTTGATTAACGGACTTGCCGCTAAAGCAAGAAGACTAACACCAATGATGACGCCACCGTCCCATGATGTTCTTTCTGCTAGTCTTGCTTTAATCCAATCTTTTGCAATCATTAAATAATTCATAATTTCTCCTTATAAAAGTACTCTAATTACTTAGGTACACAGTTATTTACTCTAACTCCGCCTTTCATTTTAGTACCCTGTTTTTTATAGCCCTTCCAGCACTTAGGATCTAAACGTTGTTTTGCTTCGTCAACGTCTTTGTCGTAAACAACGTTAATAGGACGTCCGTCCTTACCCATCACATCACCTTTGCCTAAATCTAGGCGTAACTTGTGATTTTCTATACGTTGTTCAAGTTGATCAATCATGCGCTGATCGTTGTGCTGTTTTGCTACTTCGAGATATGCTGTGAGCTTTTGCAGTTGTGGACTAGCATCATATGCTTTTTGTGCCATGTTATTGTTGACACCCCATAAACTTGCAATTATGGCAACTGCGGCTATGCCCTTGCGAATAGCACCCGGCGCTTCTTCTAAGGGAAATTCTTCTGTTTCAAAATCTGCTGGCACCTTGCCTGTGCCATTGCATGTACCACACTTGACTTTACCGTGTGAACAAGCACCTTTGCCGCCGTCACAACAAGGACAGTCACGCATTGCGGCTTCCTTGATCAGTGTTGTGCGGTTGCCGGTCTTTTCCATGCGGTAACCCATTGCTTTTAGTAATCGAGCATATTCTTCGTCTGAATGGTCGCCTTGTGATAACCAACTTTTCAGTATGGTGTCTAACATGCCTCTTAAATCAGAGTCACGATTCAGAACCAATGGTCCTTCTTCCAAGTCTATCATTTCTTGGTACAGACTTTTACGATGTTTGACTTCGCCTTTCTTTAACGCTTTTTTCTTGTCTGGTTCTACTTTGTGTCCTCGGTCTCTTAAATTAAGATCTAATTTAGCTCTAGCACTTTTATCTTTTGGCTCGTCTGCTTCACCGACCAGTTTTCCCTGCATTGGATGCGGACTCTGGTGACCAGTTACTGGCTTGTGTTTTTTGGGTTTTTGTGTGGTTCGAACTTGCACACCTTTTTCTGGATTGCCGTACTTGCCGGCTTCTTCCATCTTTGTGCTGATCCAAAATTCTTTGCCTTTGTTAAAAGGCTTTGCTCTCATTTTGTCTATGGCCTTGTATGCTGACTGCTTGGTAGAGAAACGGAAAGGGACACCATCCTTGGCTTTGATTAAACGCTTGGAGTTTGAGTCCTTTCCAGAGTAAACATAGAAAGGACCCTGTTCCACAGTATCTTTTTCATGACGCAATTCCCATTCAAGCTCTTTGCGCTTGAACTCTGCTTTGCTCATGTTACCCCAATCGAGATTATCCCAATCTGTTCCTACTTCCAAAATCTTCATTTACTGTGCCTTTTTATGGTGCTGTCTGATCTACTTCTGAACCACTCAACATGATTCTCACAGTTGCTGAACCTGTTGTAGCACCGCCTGCTGTTACATTTGCATAAAGTTCAGTTTCGGCTGTGTACACGTGATTAGTTTCATCGATATATTGTGTTCCATCGGGTGTAAAACCAATGCCAAACAATCTATCTGGATCTGAAACATCACCTACAACAATGTTTGTGTTGCTGGTGTAGTTCAGCCAGTTACCACTTGTTTTCTCAATCATGGTGCTGAGAATTTTTGAATTTGCTGGTACCGTGAACAGAAATTGGTTACCGCCATCAAACGTAACAGTTTCTGATATGCTTTGTACTCTGGTACCTGTTGCCGCTTCAAATTGTGCCTTGGTAACAGCATGTGCTACCGAAGTAGCATTTGCAATTTTAGCAGTCTGTAATGAACCATCGGCTTTTTGTAACTGTACATTGCTGGCACCGCCAACAATTTTGTTACCACCTTTGCCTAATTCAACAGTTGCGCCAACGCCAGCAGTACCATATTGTTTTACTGAATCTACCATTGTATACTCCTATTAACTAATGTTACCGAGATCGCTGTTGCTGTTTTGTGATGCTGTGATTGAACCGTAATCTGTTACAGAAATACTGTCACTTGCTAACACAACACTGACTGTGCCTGTGCCTGCACTAGCACTGCCTTGTGTGATGTCTAATGAAAGCACACCTTCTGCTGAATATTCATATTGGTATTGTGAATGGTACTGACCTACTTTTAATACGTCTACGTCTTGTGAACGAATAAAGCGTGAACCATTCGAGGCATCACCTACTTCAATGTAAGTGCCTGTGTTGTTTGGAGCAGTCCATGCACTTGGGATATCAACTGTTACACTGATAACTCTTGTGCCTGCACTAACTGTTGCAATGTTACTGCTACCGCTGTTGTAGTCGAAGTCGACTGTGACATGCTGTAGTAAGTCTGCTGACACTGCATCTAACTGAGCTTTTGTGATTGCTTCAGTTGACACGGTAGCGTTTGCAATTCTAAGTTTTTGTAAAGCACCGCCGTTAGCGTAAAAACCAACTTCGTTGGCAGTACCTGTGATATAAGATCCTCTTTTGCCTAACTCAACATTTGCGTTAAGCCCGGCTAGATTGTATTTTTTTACTGTGGCCATTGTAATCTCCATACTGTGAGCGTTAATACACAACTATTTATCAAATAAGTGCTTGACAATGTTTATAAATATCGTATAATTACATTATGATTGACACTGGCATATCACTGTATCGAGTAATACAACACAAAGATAACACGGTTGCAATACACCGTGTGTACACCAATGACCTAGGTGAGGTTATTGACTTTGATCGAACGCCTGTTGCTGTAGCAGATAAAACTGTGCCCGAACTGACGCAACATTTAATATTTATCCTAAATGCAGTAGTGTTGCCTGTTATACCCATCAGTGAGCTCGAGGTTGACAACAACGTAGCAGATAGTGTAAACTCTGCATTAAATTTATTTAAGCACAAGATACCCAAGGAGTAAACATGTTTGATCAAACTATTCAACGGTTAGGTTTTTGTTGCAAGTACCTAGACCCTGATCAGACGCAAAAGCCAAAAGTTCTCAAAGAAATACAACAAAATTTCACAGAGAAGCAGACCACTGTGGCCTGGATGAACAGACAAGACAAGAGTGTTGCTGAACAACGCATGTTGGATATTGTCACACACAACATGCAAAGTGCACTCAATTTGGTTAAATACGTTGGCGGGTTACCCGAAAACAGAAGGATGGTAAGACTTGGCAGTAATCAAATCCCTATGGCAACAGAGCCGACTTGGCGTTACATGTGGGAAGATCCTACAGTGGTTAAAGAGCTTGAACGAGGCTTCGCCTTGGTGGGCCAGGCCGCTCGTGATCTTGATGTTCGTGTTAGTTTTCACCCCGGGCAGTTTTGTGTTCTTGCTAGCGATAAGCCAGATATTGTAGAACGCAGTATTGACGAATTTGAATATCATGTGAACATGGCTCGTTGGATGGGCTATGGCAAACAGTTCCAAGACTTCAAGATCAATGTGCATATCTCAGGTAGGCAAGGTGCCGAAGGTATCATCAAAGCATTGCCTAAACTCAGTCCCGAGGCACTAAATACTATTACCATAGAAAACGACGAGATGTGTTGGGGTTTAGACGAGTCTCTCAAACTAAAGGAGCATGTGGCTCTGGTGTTAGACATACACCACCACTGGATTCGAGATGAAGAATACATACAACCCAAGGATGACAGAGTTAAAGCGGTTATCGACAGCTGGCGTGGAGTTCGCCCTGCTATGCATTACAGTTACAGTCGCGACGAGCATCTACCTGCTGGTGATGATACCCACACTGGCATGCATGATATCGTGGGACTTCTTGAACAAGGTCATAAGAAACAAAAACTGAGAGCACATTCAGACTATTTCCCCAATGCAGATGTTAATGCATGGGCTCTCAGCTTTTGGCCACAGTTCGACATTCAGTGCGAGGCTAAGGCTAAGAACTTGGCTAGCCAACAACTTTACGAACAAGCAATGGCAAATTCATTAACTCTTGTTGCATAGTCTAAAACCTTATAAATACAACAAAAGCAATTTGGAGTATGTATGTCTCACAGGTTTAAATTCGACCGTGTCGGATTAATGATAGCCATCAAAGAGTATCTAGGACCAATACACACAGCAATCGAAGTAGGAACTTACCAAGGTTATTTTGCTGATGTCATGATCCATAGACTTCAGCCAAAGCAATTTTATGCTGTTGATCCTTTGCGTCTTTTTCCAGGCATGAATTCAAACCCAGGGCACGAGTTTGGGTCTCAGGAAAAACTTGATAAACTTGCAGAACAGGTATCTCGCAAACTGGAAGACTCGGGACATACACTGATCAGAGACGTCAGCGAAAAAGCCAGCCAGCAATTCGATGATAACAGTGTGGACATTGTTTATCTGGATGCTGACCACAGCTACACTGGTTGTAGTAATGATATTGATTTTTGGTATCCTAAGATTCGAGATGGCGGCATTTTAGCGGGACATGATTACTGTAACGGTAACCCTCAAAAAGGTCATGTGTATGGCGTAATTCAGGCTGTGGCACAGTTAGTTGATGAACACAATCTTGAACTGTTTGTAACCAGTGATCCGTACCCCAGTTGGATGGTTGTAAAGGGCAACCATAGCACACAAAGTTTAAAGGTTCAAACAGCATGATCAGGGAAACGCATAACTACTTACACATTCCTAAAACCGGCGGCACTGCATTAAAATATGTGATAGACGAACACAACAAGCAACAAAAACCTCAACCAAAAATACAGATGCCAAACGCTGGGCACAATCAAAAGCTCGATCGCATGAACAATGCATGTTTTATAGTGAGGCACCCGTGGGATAGATTTTGCAGTGGATTCTGGGAACGTGTTACTATGCCAGCAAGACAGGAGTTAAGCAAAACAAAGTATAAAGATGTAAAAGGTTTTGGCTATAAGGCATACAGCAGTTTAGAAGAAGATATTTTAGACCGTTGCAAAACACCAAACGAATTTCTCACCTATATCCGAGAAGGCGGCCAGACACAGGATTGTACTCCGGGTCTATTTGAACTCACTGCTAGTATGTGTTTTTGGTTGGGCAGTTTGGGAGAATTTCAACAAAACGAACATCGTGTTATCAGTGCATTTCACATCAACAACATGAACAAAGCAATGAAATCAATTTATGATATTGAAATGCCCACAGATCCTTTCAAGCGCAGAAGCAGAGATTTGTTTTTAATAAAGCAGTCCTATGAAATTTCTCCTCAGAATCGTATTTGGTTTGAACAAGAGTATCGCAAACAAGATTACGACCTCATAGCATACATAAAAACAAGACCATTCTTCCAGAAAGACTTCTAGCACAATTTATAAATATCATACAGAACACATACACAGGAACACACATGAAAAAAATTGAAGATTCAGACATGCTTATCCCAGATACTTGTCAAGCATTTATTGATAAGCCGTTATACGAAATCGAAGAATACAGACAGGTACTAGAACTGCTGGACGAGTTTAGTGTGGCAGTTGATGTGGGCGCACACGTTGGATTCTGGAGCAAGCGTCTGTGTGGTAACTTTGACAGAGTGATTGCATTTGAAGCAGTACCCGATGTGTACAAATGCTTGGACGCTAACTTAGCAGGCAAGCCCAACATTGAGCACCACGGATTGGCTATTGGACCGCGATTTGGATCAGCAGATTTACTCATCGACGAGGAAGACTCAGGTGCTGGCAAAGTTGTCAGACAACCCACAGAGGACAAAATCACACAAGTATGCCTAGATGATTTTTTAGCACAAGACGGCGGACTTGACAACGACATCAACTTTGAACAAAGTGTTGACTTTATCAAAATTGATGTAGAAGGGTTTGAAGTCTATGTTCTCGATGGATCTGTGGATATTATCAAATTGTACAGACCAGTTGTGTGCATAAAAGTTGAGCATGAGGATGATGACCGTACAGATGATGTGCTAACGCCATTGAACTACAGCAAAGTAGCCACAATTGGCAAATACAACATCTGGAAATACGATGATAAGTTTTAAGCCTTGGTGGAAGCCAAAAAAGAACATTCTGGTTCTTAAAAATTATACCATCACTGATCACACCAAGTGGTACAACGATCGCAGTCATGAAAACAACTTAGTTGAAAACTACGCAGAGATGGAAAAAATCTGCGTAGCAACTGCTGAAAAAAACATAGTCGGTTTAGATGATGTGGTTGTGTTCAGAGGTCAAGCAGACAACATCAGAGACGTATTCAAACAAAATTTCTATGAGATACATGATCTCTGGTCTGAAGGCAACAACATACTGTATGCTGATCTAGACGTGGTGTTCATGAAGCCGTGGACTTGGTTTGAGCCCACTTACTTGTTCTCCATGTACAATCTTACCGATCCACCAAGAACACATTGCGATCACTACAACATTTCTTTTGATCATTTTTTCAATTGCGGCATCAGATACTATCCTTATAAAATGATGCAGAGTGTTTGGGACATTGGTTTTGAAATGCTGGACAACTGGAACCCAGAACGTTGGGATTCGGAACAGATAGTTTACAATGCAATGATGTGGAGTCAAAGCCCACATGTGGGAGACTTTTGGCGAGCACCACTAGCATATCAAATGCTACACTCCCCGTATACACCTGGAGGACAGTATACCAACAATCAGTTCAATGGCACCATAGACTTAAAGGATGTGCTTGCTATACACATACACGGAAGTCGAGGTAGTCATGATAGATTAGCACTTATGAAAGACCTAGCGTCTGGTCAATTGCCTGAGGTACAAGAAACTATATTTCTGTAAATAATTAGTGTGGCGCCACACGTCATATTCTGGACAGTTCGAGTTGCAGTGCTCTTGCACTATATAGCGTATTCTAAGATTGACGCAACTCTCTATTATTTTGTTAGACTGAACTGTGCCTGTCCATACTAATATTTACTAGTCTTACATCAAATACATAGAAAATACGGCAAAAATAGACCAAATTTTGATTGACAAACCAATTAAATGCGTATATAATTATTAAATAATGAGGAATAACACATGTTATTAAAAAAACCTTTAACAAAAGGCTCGATTATCACAGTAAAGTTAACCAGCGGTGAAGAAGTATTGTGTCGCTACGATTCTGAGACAGATCTAGAATTATGTGTGGATAAGCCTGCCACTATAGCACAAGGCCCAAAGGGCATGGGCATCATTCCTTGGATGATGACATCTCAAAGTGCATCAGTTAAACTAAATAAAAACACGGTGGTAGCATTTGTTTCTACCGACGAAGAAATCGCAAAAGCATACACAGAAAACACCACAGACCTTAAACTAGTCTAAGGAGTTATTATGAGACACCTGTTGTCGATTTTATTCAGCATCATTGTAGTGATAGTTGGATATAACATAGGCTTTCAAAACAATCCCACCGCAACTGTCACGGTTGAAGAATTAGCACAGGTGACCGTGACAGCAGAACCAATAGAAATTGTTCCACCAGAACCAGTTGATCCATATGCAGGACTGGATGTTGACCAAGTTCACTGTCTTGCAAAAAATATTTACTTTGAAGCACGTGGCGAAAGCATGCAGGGCAAAATTGCTGTGGCCAGTGTTACCATGAACAGAGTTAATAATGCACGTTTCCCTAATACCGTGTGCGGTGTAGTTGAGCAGGCTATATATTCACGCTGGTGGAAGGAGAATCACGACAAATTAGTACCTGTGAAGTGGAAGTGTCAGTTCACTTGGTTTTGCGATGGCAAAAGTGATACCATACACCTAACCGACAGCAAAGGTAACCCAATCAAACAAAATTTACAAGCATGGCAACAGAGTTTGGAAGTAGCATTGTTAACCATCAGAGGACTCATTCCAGACAACACCAATGGTGCAACGCACTATTACAATCCTAACTTGGCTAGCCCGCAATGGGCAGTGCACTACGAAGAAGTAGCTCAGATAGATAATCACTGTTTCCATCGTATGTGAGTATAAATACATGAATGCACATATTCATCAATCATCAGCTACGTCGAGCCCTCATCACACACCCCAAGGTTGCCGGCACCACAATTTCTAATCTACTAGATTGGAAATCATCTATTAAAACTCAAGCACACGAAAACATTGTCGGTTGGAAACAGATTGTTTCTGATTCTCATGAAAATTATCTGGACTTATCAGCTACACGCAAGTTAATACCAGCAGAGTACACAACCACTTTGCTGTACAGAGATCCTGTAAAACGTTACATAAGTGGTTTCAATTATTTGATAATTGAGAACTTAGACCTACTTGCATGGGAAAGCACCAACGGGGAACAAAGAGCAGAATTTTGGAAGAAAAAAGATTCAGAGTGGTACAGAAATTTTGTGTTTCAAATCTTTAAATTATCTGGATGGTTGTTTGGGCTGAACAACAATCACACACAGCGTGTGATGTTGGTGATCTGGATATTGTATTGGGAGTTAGCAAACACAGAACTGTTGTACATCGACAATCTCGACAACTGGATAAGATCTGTGCACAATCTACCGCCAGATTTTAAAATACCAAAACATAATTCTGTTGATGACGGTTACGGTAGACATACAAAAGATCCTACTTTGTTGTCAGTGATGGACAAGTTTAAATATGTACTAGAAACTCACATCAACAGAAACTCTGATGGCTTACGAGATTATCTTGATTTAGATAGAAAATTATTCAAACAACTGCGGCACCTTGAAAAAGAACAAGTTAACAAGGCAAGCAACATTGCTGTTTCGGGTGTGATCATAGAAAGCGTGTTTAACGAATGTTATTCACCGCACGATAATATAATGAGCGGACACAGTGTAAGTGAAAAAGAATACTTGCATGCACTGTTAGAGTGGGTAAGAAATGGTAACAGCATGTCAAATGAATCTCGAGAACTTATAAATAACAAAATAAGAAACATAGTAACACGCTACAGACTTGTAGCAAGAAAGGAGTTTGATTTAGATGTATGAATATAGATGTAAAGTTATCAGGGTAGTTGATGGCGACACAGTGGATGTGGATATTGATTTGGGATTCGGTGTATGGCTTAAAGATGAGCGTGTACGCATAATGGGCATAGACACACCAGAAAGCAGAACCAGAGACAAAGTAGAAAAATTGTTTGGCACTGCCGCAAAAGAAAGACTCAAGCAGTTGATTGGCGGCAAAAGCGGACCAATCCTCAAAACACAAGTTAGCAAAGATGGCGAAGACATGAAAGGTAAGTTTGGTCGTATCTTGGGTGACTTTGAGTGTTACGATCACAAACATGATGCTTGGAGAATGGTAACTGATGTGCTGGTAGAAGAAGGCCATGCTGTGGCATACTTTGGTGGTAGTAAAGAAGAGATACAAGCCAAACACCTTGTGAACAGAGACAAACTGCTTCGTGAAAAAGTGATTACTAAAAAAGATTATGACGCCGCTGTCAAACTGATGGAAGGCAAAAAGAAAAAATAACGTGCCGAAATATCAATCAAGTTTTGGTTGACAATGCCTAAATAGTGTGTATAATATATTCAAGTGGATGGATACAAGGCATCGACCCACTATAAATATTCCGCACTTGTAAGTGGCCTTCTATTATAACTTATAGGAGACTAAAATGGGGCAGTATTTCTCAACAAAACATTACGGACACAACATTGGGCTCAGTGCTGTGTTTCGTCAACCCAATGCAGATCATTCGCATTGCAGTTTATTGCATGGTTACAGTTTGGCATTCACATTCACATTTGGCTGTGATGAACTAGACAACAAAAACTGGGCAGTAGACTTTGGTGGGCTCAAACCACTCAAGCAGTGGTTAGAAGATACATTTGATCACAAAGTTGTGGTTGATGCGGCAGATCCTAAATTAGAGGATTTGCTGGAACTTCAAGAAAAGGGCATAGCAGAGCTTTCTATCCTACACGGCGTAGGTGCAGAGAAGTTCGCAGAGCATGCATTCAACTTTGCAGACAAACTGGTTCGTGACATGACCAACAATCGTTGTTATTGTGTGCGAGCCGAGTGTGCAGAGCATGGTGCTAACTCAGCAATCTACGAAAGGTAACAAGGCGTCACTGTTTGCCTGGCGACGGCCAATAACAGTGCATACTATACTATATGATGAGAGTTTAGAATGTTAAGGCTTTCCTCACTGACGAGTGGGGGCCTTAACCCACTTCACTAGGGCAGTATTCATACATTTCTACCAACGGTTGCACTACTGATACCACTTGCCATTCTATGTTGTTAATCAAATTAAAATTGTGCATGATTGTGTCTTTGTGCACAGCAGGATTCTCGGCTATCAGTTCTGCTATGATTTTAAATCTAGTGTGATCTAAATCTTTGATACCTTCGGTATCATATCTTTCATGATAAGGTAATTGAAATCCGGTGGATTCAGAAAAGCTCTTTGCAGTGTTAGCATCAGCAACCAACAACACCGGCAACCCACACATGAATGCCTTATATGTTTTTTCAGTTATAAATTGTATGTGAGTGTACGTTTCACAACTCACATACCATTGATACTTGCCAGCAAGTTGTACCGGTAGAGGAATACACTCATTGAACTCTGTGATGTCATTGTCTACCAACGACTTAGGCAGTTGGTGTTGATATTTTTCATAAAAACTTTTGCACACAGGATCTGTTTTGAGGAAGTCAAACCTACTTATACTCACATTGGGTGTGTGTCGAAAATCACCTAATTCGTTATTGTCAGGTCCGCCTACTGTCAAACTCCAATCACATACATTTAACAGTCCCATTGAGTCTAGTTGTGCTAACATTTTGATTCTGTGCTTTCTGGGTTTGTGCACAGGTATTAGTGCTGATTTGACTGGCTTCATGAACTGTTTAGGATCCGGTATTAACCCTTTACTGTGACACTCCCAGGATGTCAACAACATAAAATATGGTATGTTGATGGTGTTTCTCACTCCGTTTATGAAGTTGAAATTTTCCATGCCTGTTGTACCCACAAAACAACACCTAACAGGCTCACCTTTTGTAAAGGAGTCTAATCTTCTATTGTATTTTTCTAACAATTCGCTAAAATGAAATCCACCTTCGGCTAAGTCACATATCATCACAATATAGTTTGTCAACAGCATATAACGATCTATGTTGCTTAATCGTGTAAATGCCTCAACAGAAATGCAGTAAACTGTGTTTGTGTCTGCACCAGAGTTCATCATGTCTTGCACTGTGATACCGCGAGTACCGTATTTTTCTCCTATGCGAATACCGTACTTGAGGAATTTTTCCAACACACGAGTGCCCCACAAGAATTCTCCGTTACAAAACAAATCTATTACTGTTGAACCTGAATGTATACTTGACCAGTCGATGAAAGCAAAATCATTGTAATTTAATGTAACTTTTTCCAGTCTCATGGCTATATTTATAGTATCGGTATACAAAATTTGTTGATTTCAGAGCTATTTCACGATAAATACTTGCATGTGGTTTGGAATACTCACACTTTTAACCGCTTTAACAATAGCGGGCGTTGCGGCTTGGTTCAGCATTGCTGGACTGATGGCCATATTCAGTGCGGCCGCACTACCTATTGCAGTTATGGCCGGGACACTGGAAGTGGGCAAACTGCTCACAGCAAGTTGGTTATACAGGTACTGGGAAAGTACAGGACTGGCATTAAAATCATATTTAAGTGCCGCGGTTCTTGTGCTCATGCTCATAACCAGCATGGGTATCTTTGGTTATCTGTCTAAAGCACACTTAGACCAGGCAGGTGTCAGCAGTGAAGCGTTTGCCATTGTAGAGCGCATTGACGGGCAAATTGCTCGAGAAGAAAACAAGATCAGCATACTGCAAGATCGTATTTCGGGATTAGGCGGCCTGCAATCTACTACTGATATATCCCAACAAGAAAGTATCAGAGATGGTGCCTGGGAACAGGTACAAGGCGACATTGATTATAACCAGCAACAAATTGTCAGTGTGAGAGCACAACTAACTGCTGACCTAGAAGGACTTGATGTCAGAGAAAACAAACTGGATGCCAGACTCACAGAGTTAGATCGTGCAGTAAATGAGTTACGCAACAAAGGTGTTGCCACTATTGAAACCGACCAGGGTGGTTTGTTCAGAAGTGCAGAAGTAGACACCATTAACTATGTTGCACAAGCAAATCAGTTGCGTGAGTCGCAACAATCAGAACGTGATCAAATTGCCTCTCAGAAAGCAGAGCTAAACACACAGCGTCAAGCATTGCGTACACAAGCAAACGCAGATATCAGCACTTTCCAGAAAGCAATCGACAGATATAGAAGCCAAGCACAAACCACAATTGACAATGCCAATGCAGAAATAAACCGTGTGCGTAACCAAAGTGCACAAAATCAAGACGAACAACTGGCACAAATTGATGACTACAACAGTCAGATCGATGCCATATATGATTCTATTGCACTGCTCAAAGACGAGAAGTTTGAAGCAGAACGTGAAGTTCGTGCATTAGAAAAAGAAGTAGGCCCTATCAAGTATGTGGCGCAATTATTGTTTGGTGGTGACGATCAAGAGTTGTTAGACAAAGCAGTACAGGTATTCATACTGATGCTGGTGTTTGTGTTTGACCCACTGGCGGTTATGTTGGTTATTGCGGCTAACCAGACACTGCTGAGGTATGGAATTAATTTAGAAAAGGCAGGACCAGATGATGACGGAAATAAACCCGATAGCGGCAACACCAGCAATGCCAACCCACCCAATGGGGGATCCAGTGCTGGACAGACCGATGATAAAAACAACGGTAAAAATTCTACCAAAGGACGGAATACAACAGACGACAGTGCACACCTACAACAAGTGGGGACAACTGGAGACAACAGTTCTACACAGCAAGTCGATAAACCTTCTAGCGTAAAACCCAAAAGAAAGCCGCGCAAGAAAAAAGAACCAGACTTAGATTTAAGCGTTCCGCCAGCAATACTAGAGCTGGAAAAACGCATACAGGAGAAATTAAATGGCTAACCAAAAAGAAATCAAAGAAGCACTTGATGGCTTGTGGGGCAGGTACGGTAACACTCTAGAGTTATTGTTAAACACCCTGGATAAGTTGGACGAAAAGCCCAAAGAAGTTGAGAAGATTGTTGAGAAGATTGTTGAGGTTGAAGCAGACATTGACATCGACTTATCCACTCCCGCTCGTATTGCCGAACTAGAAGCACAAGTGTTAGGCAGAACACAAAGCAATGAAGGCTGATGAAATCAAACAAGCATTTGACTTATTGAATGCAAAATACGCACACGCACTGGAAAAACTCAAAGAAGCATATGAGTTGTTGGATAAACAACCAGACCGTGTGCAAACACCTGCGACAGGCGATCTCAGCGAAGCCGCCAGATTAATGGCGCAAAGCGAAATGAACAAAGAAGATCTGTCAGAGGAAGAAATACTTGATATGTTACAAAAGTTATCAGAGGAAGAAGTAAGAGGAAAGATGGGGTTCTGGGCAATGCCACTACCAGTGGACGATGATGAGGATTCTACTAATCTCAAGTATACCGGTAAGCCCAGATAAATATAACATACACAAAGGTATTAACACATGACAGACAATAAAAATCTACATTGCAGTTTCTGCGGCAAAAGCAGAAGCGAAGTAGACAAGTTAATAGCAGGACCCAGTGTTTATATATGCAACGAATGTATTGTGCTCAGTTACAACATCGTTGTCGAAGAGTCCTCAAAAAACAAAACCGAGTTTGATTTAAGCAACATACCAACACCACAAGAAATTAAAGAACATCTCGATAGTCACATTATTGGTCACAACAACACCAAAGAGCTTTTAGCAGTCAGCACATACAATCACTATAAAAGGTTACAATCTGAGTCAACCATTGACAAAAGCAATGTGTTATTAATTGGTGCCACAGGTACAGGTAAAACTCTGTTTGCTAAAACGTTGGCAAAAAAGTTGCATGTACCATTTGCTATTGCTGATGCCACTACATTGACTGAAGCTGGATATGTAGGCGAAGACGTAGAAAGTGTACTAGAACGATTACTAAGTGTGTCCGACTACAATGTAGAAAAAGCGCAAACTGGCATAGTATACATAGACGAAGTTGACAAAAAAGCTCGCAGAGGGGAAAGCAACACCAGCACCAGAGATGTCAGCGGCGAAGGTGTTCAACAAGCACTGTTGCGTTTAATTGAAGGATCTGTGGTAAAAATCAAAACACATTTATCCAACAATGGCAAGCGTACCACATCTGAAGATTACATAGAATTTGACACCAGCAAAATACTGTTTATTCTAGGCGGCGCTTTCGTTGGCCTTGAAGACGTCATCAAAAAGAGATTGAATAAGAAAAGCTCAATTGGGTTTGGATCTAAACTCAAACAAGAAGGCGTCAGCAAAAATTATATTCTACAGCAAGCAAACAGCAAAGACGTAACTGATTACGGCCTGATACCAGAGTTGGTAGGCAGAATGCCTGTGATTGCTGTGCTGGATTATTTGGATATACCGCAACTGCGTTTGATATTAGATGGCGTAGAAAACAGTGTGGTATCTCAATATCAAGAATTGTTGCAATACGATGAGATTGATTTGGTATTGGAAGATGAATTCTTAGATGAAGTTGCTGAACAAGCACACAACAACAACTTAGGTGCTAGAGGACTAAAAGGCATCCTAGAGAATACATTGATCAGTGTGATGTATCGTGCGCCTGAACTCAGAAAACAAGGAGTCAATAAAGTAGTGTTTAATAAATATCCTTTAGTAAACAATGTGGTTCCTGTTTTACACTTTGAAAACGGTAAATTCAAAGACGACACAGACTACAAATTATACAGAGGAAACAATGAAAAATAACAATTGGAATAAGCACAAAGGCAACTTCAACAACAGAAACAAAAAGAAGTTTAACGAGCCCAAAGAAGAGTTTCGTGGTGCCAGTGTTTATGTCCGCGGCGACGATGTAAATGGTGCATTGCGTAGACTCAAAAAAATCTTAGAGAACGACAACAGGCAAAAGGAATTAGCCAAGCGAGAGTACTACGAGAAGCCATCTGCTAAAAAGAAGAGAACCAAGGACTCTGCTGTGAAGAGACATCAGCGAGAACAACGTAAATTATTAGCAACCGGCGATGCTCCAGTACAGGTGAGCTCAGATATTTCTTTTATGAAAAGCAAGCGCAAAAGAAGAAAGCATTCAGATATGTTGAATGCAGTTGCTACACGTTTGCGTAAATCAGGCCTACGTTAAATGCGTATTGCAGTCGTAAGCGGTGGATTCGACCCGCTACATTCTGGTCACATAAATTTACTAGAATCGGCTGCCGCTCACGGTGACAAGTTGGTTGTACTTGTTAACAGTGATGAATGGCTTACAAGAAAGAAAGGCAGACCTTTTTTGCCTTTTGAGGAACGTGCAACCATTGTTGAACGTATGCACATGGTATCAAATGTGTATGGTGTAGATGACAAAGATGGTAGTGTAACGCAGGGACTCATCCAAGTTCGCGATGCATTTGGTCATGAACACGAATATGTGTTCTGCAATGGCGGCGACAGAGGCAAAGACAACATTCCCGAAATGGCTGTCGAAGGATACAAGTTTGTGTTCAGTGTCGGCGGAGACCACAAAGCCAACAGCAGTAGTTGGATATTGAAAGAATGGCAGTACCCTACTGAACGCAGAGTGTGGGGCGAGTTTTCAGACTTGTTTCAAGATGATGTTGTTCGTGTAAAAGAGTTAGTAATTGAACCCGGCAAAGGCATCAGTTATCAAAGACATTTCAAACGCAGTGAGATGTGGTTTGTGAGCAAAGGCATGATCAACATCAAACACAGTTTTAGTTCACCACAACAACATCAAATACACACTATACAGAAAGACGGGTTCTTTCATGTGAAGCAAGGCGACTGGCATCAAGCATACAATCCTTTCGATGAGCCGTGTCATATTATAGAAATTCAGTACGGTGAGGAAACCAACGAAGAAGACATTGAACGCCTCGAGTACTACAACGGAGAGTAAATTGGAAATGAAAGAACTAAATGTACAACGAGTTTGCGAAATATTAAATGAAATCATTGAACTGGAAATGGCAGGCGTTGTGCGTTATGCACACAGTTCATTAATGGTAACTGGTCCTTATAGACTGCCCATTGTGCAGTTCTTGCAAGAACAAGCCAACGAAAGTTTAGCACATGCACTGCATGCTGGCGAATTGATCACAGGCTTCGAAGGGCACCCAACACAGCGTATCTCACCTATCGAAGAATCGCACGATCACAGTGTAACACAAATACTCAGAGAAAGCCTTGAACACGAGCGTCTTGCTGTGTCTGCATACAAAAAGTTAATGGAAGAAGTTACTGATGCAAGTGTTATGTTGGAAGAATATGCTCGCGGACAAATTGAAGCAGAAGAACAGCATGCATTTGAAATCAACAAAATGTTGAGAGATTTTGCTTAATGTCCACACTGTGTGTAGCAGGATGCAGTTATTCTGATCGCACACAGGTGTCTCACAGTTTTGGCGATTTTCTAAGCTCATCATTAAACATGCAATACCTGCATCTTTCGGGCGGCTGTGGCAGTAATCAACGTGCAGTCCGTCTCATCACTGAGGCATTAATTGATGGCAAACTCACTGACGGCGACACAGTGATATGGCAAATCACTGAGGTCACACGCAGAGATCTACCCAGCACATGGCTGACTTATCATCGTAAGGGCAAGCAGTTTTTAGAAAAGAGCAAAGCAGACTTTGACATAATACGTCAAAGGCAGGATCCAAACAAAGTCAGCACACTTATACCTGACACCAATCCCCATTATGATTGTGTTGTTAATGACGTGTACACTACTCGTTTTAAAATGGGAAGTCATCGATGGCAACAGGGCACATCAGACCCCACTTATCACACTTACACAGAAAGATATGGTGTAATCGAAGAGCTTGATCAATACAATTTCTATTTAGATTTATGGCGCTTGCAGTCATTGTTATACTTTAACAACATCGAGTTAATGCTGTTTTGGAATTTCCAATCTTTCAAAGAAGAAATATGTGGCCAGTGGTTGGATAAAATTAACAGCATGGTAAAACATCAGTTTGTACTTGGCAATCACTGGGACATGTACAGAGCTCCAGCTTGGTATTTAGACAGCAACTCTTACGCTCTCGATCCAGTTAATGGAGATTTTTCTCATTTCAGTATTACTGGGCACATGAAGATTGCTGAATTGTTAGAACATTTTATAAAGGAACATAGTTATGCGTAAGCCACGAGTATTCAGTGCTGGGTGTAGCATTGCAGATAGAACACAAACCACACACAGTTACGGCGATTACCTTGCAGAAAAGATGAACTATGACTATGTACATCTAGCCGGCGGCGGCGGCAGTAATTATCGCAGTATCAGGCAAATTGTGCATGCAGTACACAATGGTGAACTCACTGATGCCGACATGTTGATTATACAATTCACTGACGTTACACGCAGGGAATTAGCCAGCAGTTGGATGAGTCGCACCAGCAGTGGACGTAAGATGGCCCAGACTCATTTTAATACTGTAGGTATACGCAGAGAAAAAGAAATGTCACTGATGGGTGAGGGGTACAGCGAGAATTTAGACACTGCTAATATCGATATGACCAACAGGGGTATTTACACACGATACAAACTGAACAGCAAAGACTGGCAACTCTGTGAACAAGATCATAACTTACACACAGCAATAGAAAATTACTGCTCAGATATAGAGATGGACAACGAGTATTTTACAACTCAGTGGTTGATGTTGGATGCGTTTCTTGCACAGCACAACATACCACATGTGTATCTGTGGGAAGCCACAGGAAATACCATATTGGATTGGTGGAAAACCAATTACCCAGATAACTCTCCTGTGGAAGTAATCTCTGGTTCTAGCAAACATCATATGTTTATCAATGATTATTGGCCGGAACACAGAAATGAGGACTATGAGCATAATCAGACTCAATATCATTTGGTGCCGCATGTGGACTACATTCATTATTCTATATTAGGGCATAAAACAATAGCAAATCACTTATACACCCACATTAAAAAATTCTTTGATAAATAAGGATGTGACAGAGAAGGAACTTGAACAATGGGTCAAAGACAACCCTGCAAAGGCTAATGCAATTTTCCCCACTTGTGTGGTGTTAGGAGCAGTGACCATGCAAGCAGGTTTGATCGCACTTATTAATTGGTTCTTGTATATCCATTCTTTTTAATCACCAGGAGTAAACATATGGCATATTCGGAAAAAGTAGTAAAAAGATTTGAGGAAGTTACCAATAACCCAGCGGCTCATGGCGTTGGCAAATTTGACCCTAACGACCCCACAGTGGCAACGGGTATGACTGGTGCCCCAGCATGTGGTGATGTAATGAAATTAGATCTTAAACTTGATCCCGAAACTGACACAATTTTAGATGTTAAATTTAAAACATACGGTTGTGGTAGTGCCATTGCTTCCAGCAGTATGTTTGTGGAAATGCTCAAAGGCAAAACCATCGAAGAAGCAAAGCAAATCAAAGACAAAGAAATTGCTGAAGCACTAGAATTACCTCCTATCAAAATACACTGTTCAGTGTTAGCAGAAGATTCCATCAAACGTGCTATCCAAGACTGGGAAGAAAAGAAAGCAGGCAGAACAACTACCTGGGTCGAGGAAATGCAGAAGAAAGATAACAGCATGCTAGGGCATAATAACCCTCCCCAGTAACGTAAGTCACTGATTTATATACAAAAAATAATCACTAAAATCGCTTGACAACAGCACATAGTTTGCTATACTTGTTGTATGAATATATTGCGTGTGAGTACAATTCTGGCAACTGTGGCTGTTTCAGCACTTTGCATCAATGTGATATTGGCCAAGATAGCAGACATAGATCCTACTGATCAATCCATCATATTGATATGTTTCCTCACTCTGTGGTTCAGTGCTGAGATGGGTTTGTTTGCATTACATAACATACTCAGTGACCGTAGGGCAAAGAAGATACAACAAGAACTTGATATGGAAAGAAGTTTTCGCGAAATGGGAGGCAAACGATGACCATGCATCTTGCTCGTGGCTTGAGCACCATCAATACCAAGAAGCGCAAGACCAAGATCACCAAAGCTCGCATGGCAGAGCTACAGGACAACTGGCGCAAGCACAACAAAGAAATGAAACAACGTGGTATGCATGACATGCGTTACGAATCATTTGATGATTACTTGGACTACTGCTTTGGTCGCAAGAAGATAGACAAGCACACGTTCCGTGCACAAACAAACACCACTGTGTACAGACGTGATCAAGATCATCGTGAGCGTTATCCTAGTGCACCAATCAACCCCGTTGACAATGGCAGTTGTCGCAAGGTCGAGCCACAGAAATACACAGGTACTCTTATCAAAGGTATTGCTACCATGCACAAGAGTAATGCTGTGCCTGTGATAGATGATCAACATGCCAAAGACATTGCAAGGATGAGACGATGACATATTTAAAGGACATTATTAGAACTGTACCAGACTTCCCTATTCCAGGTGTACAGTTCAGAGACATCACCAGTTTGATCGAAGACACGGATGCCTTCGGCACTGTGATCAGTCAGTGCTGTTTTCATGCACATCGATTTCGTGCAGACTGTTTGGTAGCAATAGAAAGCAGAGGTTTTATTTTTGGTGCACCCATGAGCAAGGATTTAAAGATTCCTTTTATTCCTGCTCGCAAGCCTGGCAAACTGCCTAACGACACTGTGAGTAAAGCATTTGATTTAGAATATGGTTCAACTGAAATTCATTTACAAAAAATATCTCCCATCGAAGGCAACGTGGTTATTATTGATGATCTTATTGCAACGGGAGGTACAGCATTAGCATGTGCTGATTTAGTGCATGAAGAATTTGACATTCCCAAAAGCGATATCATGGTGCTGTCAATTATAGACCTTCCGGACTTAGGAGGCAGTAAGTTAATTCGCGACAGCGGTTATGCAGTTGCAACATTGGTTGAGTACGAGGGAGATTGATGAAGGAAATCATTTTAATTGCACTGCCCACTGAAGCACCCAGCATGAAAACATGGGACAATGTTTTCTTCACAGGTGTGGGCAAAGTGAATGCGGCAATCACTGCCAGTGCAGTGATACAGAAATACAAGCCTGAAACAGTGTGGAACTTTGGAACTGCTGGTGGTATCACACCAGGGCTAAAAGGTACTGTGCAAATGCACAACTTTGTGCAACGTGATATGATGTGTTGCGAGTTTGGGTTCAACTTAGGACAAACACCTTTTGAGGAAGGTGTTGTTCTCAGCATTGGCGAAGGCTACACTTGTAGCACAGGCGATAATTTTGTAAGTGACCCTAACTTGGCTATACCAGCAGATGTTGTAGACATGGAGGCGTATGCTATTGCTAAAGCATGTCAATTCCACGGAGTAGAGTTCAAGTGTTACAAATACATCAGCGACAGTGCTGACGAAAATGCTAACACCGAATGGCACGAAACTGTAGCAAATGGAGAACCTGACTACATCAGAATTTATAGAGGAGATACAGATGTTGTATGAATGGCCCAGGATGTACAAGAACGAAGAGTACTATGAAAATCAAATCATAGACGATGTTGTGCAACACATCTGCGAACATTTTGAAGTTGAAGATATTGTTGATTTGACCAGAGAGCAGTACGAGGAAGTTGTCAAGTATCGCGAAGAACTAAACGAGTACAGTGTGATGCAGGTCGGATATAGCCAAGCACTGTATCAATGGGAGTCAGAAAATGATTGATAACAAGTTGATTAAGGACAGTGTGCATCGTGTGATCATGCACATGGAAAAAGCACTGCTACTGTTCATTGTAGCAGGCACAGTGTGGGCCGCAGGCTACGACATCATGCACATGTTTACCACCAGTGGTAAAATGGCGCTTGCTGATTTGTTCTTGCTGTTCATTTATGCAGAGATCTTAGGCATGGTTGGTGCTTTCTACAAAGATCACAGGATTCCAGTTACACTGCCTATTATCATTGCTATCACAGCACTCACCAGAATGATTGTGCTCACAACCAAAGGCACACAACCAGAATTCATATTGTACGAAACTGCTGGTATTTTTATTCTGTCAATAAGTGCATACATCCTGAGTGCAAAAGACAAACTCAGCCTAGAAAAACTCAAGTTGAGAGACGATGAAAACTGAAGAGATACTGATCATCACCATGGAAGAATGTGGTGAACTGGTGCAAGCATGCAGTAAGGTTATGCGTAGCGGCGGCAAGAAAAAGTATCTACGCAATCTCGTTGAAGAAATAGGCGATGTATATTTGATGTTAGATCTTCTGAAAAAACACGGTTATTACACCGACGAAGATATATACAATCGTCAACAACTCAAGCGTGACAAATTGAAAAAGTGGAGTAACATAGATGTCTGATGATAAGACTCACAAAGGTTCAATGGGCACTGATCGTAACCCACCAAGCGGTACCGAGCATTTGAAAAGCTGGCATGGTGGCAAAGGATCTGCTCGACGTAAAGACACAAGCCAAACCAAATATGAGGATGGCTGGGAAAGGATTTTTGGAAAGAACAAAAAAGATTAGAGCAACTTTGACTATAGACTTAGAGTATAACAATGAGCTACTGAGCTATGGGAGTAAGTTAGATAGTAAACTAAGACAGGTGATAGACAACACGGATTTTCTATGTTGTGAAGTGGTATCGGGAAACCTCGAACCAAGTAAAATGCCTACCATAACCGAGAAGGAACTTGACGGTGGTTAGAAAAGTAACTCCAGATTCAGAGAAGCTGGATAATGTAGTAATCGAAGGACAGAAAGCCGAATTCACTGTTGCTGAAATCAAGCACAGTAATCGTATTGTAAAAAGTGCTACACCCAAGGGCGATCTCAGTTGGTGGATCAAATGGATCAGCAGTTGTATCGTGATGGTGGCTATCAGTATTCGTGCTAGTAACACACCTGACGCAATGTTGTTCGGGCACCCATTTCAAGTGTGGGATATTTTCCTCAGTTGGCTTGGTGCAGTAGGTTGGTGGACAGTTGGATTCATGTGGAAAGACCGTGCATTAATTCTGCTGAACGGTGTGATTGCACTGATGTTGTTTGGCGGACTGTTGAGGTATGCAGTAGGTGCGTAAAGAATATAAGATCATTGACAGTGTGGTAAGCGACAATGCTGACTACGAATGGATGACCGAAAATGGCATCCACAACACACTAAAGCCATATTGGCAGTGGGCAGAAGATACTGATGCCCACGTAGAATTTGAAGTAAGATATCCCGAAGATCCAAAACAATGGGGTATGACTATTCAGGTGTTTGCACTGTTTGACACAGATGCAGACTACAGAGATTTTGTTGCTCAACATGTGTGGACCTTGCCTAAAACTCGATTAAAAGCCGAGAAAATGGATGAGGCCCTATTCGTTGAGTGATAAATAAAACTGTAACAGGTAATATGCCGATAGGGTATTACTAGATGTTACATTAAAATAACTTGCTTAACTAAGGAGATTATTATGACAAGCAAACAACTCAGGGTCACCACTGACCTTTTAAACTCACCTCTATATAAAATGAGCGTCGGCTTTGACAGATTGTTCGACGAAATGTTCACCAATCCAGTTAACATCAGCGCAAGCGGATATCCTCCGTATAATGTTGCTCGTGTTACCGACAAAGAAACCGAAGCTCAAACGTATGAGATCACACTTGCAGTTGCAGGCTTCACGCAGGAAGATATTGAAATCACTGTAGAAGACAAGCATCTCAAAGTGGAAGGTCGTAGTGCGGTGTTAGCAGAAGATGTTAACTCCACTGTAGAGTACATTCACAAAGGCATTGCAGAAAGAAACTTTCAGAGAACTTTCAGACTTGCAGAGCACGTGGAAGTACAAACAGCTACCCTCAGAGACGGCATACTCAAGATTGTTTTATTCTTGAACGTTCCAGAGGAAGCCAAGCCTAAGAAGATTTCGATCTCTTAGAATATAAATAATCTTGGGGGCAGAATATGCCCCCAAACTTTCAGGTAAGACAACATGGCAAAAACACAAACAGCAACAACAACACAGACCAAACTGGCATACCCACAGCGTTACAATGTTGTGTTCTTGAATGACGATTATACTCCAGTTGCATTTGTGATACATCTGTTGATTGAAATTTTCAACAAGGATATTGAACGTGCACAGGATATCACTATGGAAGTACACGAACACGGCAAAGCAGTAGTTGGTACTTACAGTTACGAAGTTGCTGAACAAAAAGTACACGAATCGACCATTGTTGCTAGACACAGCGGGCACCCATTACAGATTATTTTAGAGCCCGTATGATATGTTAACTTGGAAAGACTCGTTTCCTATATTCCAAAATTTACCTAACCTCAGATACTTTGACAGCGCCAGCACCAGTCAAACTCCCCAGCCTGTACTGGATGCAATGAATGCGTACTATGAAACTTATCGTGCCAACACAGGCAGAGGTGAATACACTTTAACTGACACTGCTACACATGCTGTTAGTGTTGCACGTGAACAGGTAGCTGATCTCATCAACGTGCCCAGCAAGCATGTGTTTTTCACAGCCGGTACCACTGACAGTTTGAATCGAATTGCACAATGGTGTAAAAGTTATGACGTGGTAATTGTCACTGAGGCGGAACACAATGCAAATATTATTCCTTGGTTAGTGCAAGGCAGAACAGAAAAGAATGGCAAATTGGCAGTTATTCCCATCAATGACTTTAATGGTTATGTGAACATTGATGAACTTGAGAGTGTTTTAGCAAGTTGTGAAGGCAGTGCACTGTTAAGTTTTTGTGCTACCAGCAATGTAACAGGCATCACACAACCTTGGGAAAGCATGGCTGATTTAGCACACAAGTATGGTTGCAGTGTTGCAGTGGACTTTTGTCAGACTGTGGCACACGAAAAAATTGATTTAACTGCCACACCTGTTGAATGGGCTTGTTTTAGTGCACATAAAATGTACGGACCCACAGGCGTTGGTGCACTGTACACTGCATTTGATGCAGAAGAATTAACTGCTATTCGATATGGTGGCGGCGCAGTAGAGCATGTTTCATTCAATGATGTGGTGTACGCAGACAATGTTGACAAGCACGAACCAGGTACGCCCAACATTGCTGGTATTGTGGGATTTGGTGTTGCGGCAGAATTAATCAATTATGTTGGCTACAACAAAATAGCAGAGGCGGAAGTTGATGTTGCTGTTAATTTATTAAGTTATGGCTTCGATGATTTGCCCAACTGCAAACTATACTGCCACACAGTAGATCCACATGGACCGCGTAGTATATTCAGTTTTGTGCCCACTGTAGGACACAGTCACGATATAGCCGTAATGCTTGCACACAGCGGCGTAGCAGTACGCACAGGCAAAGTGTGTGCACACCCTTTGGTCAATAGAATTTCGCCTAACAAGGGCATTGTGCGTGTTAGTATAGCACCTTATAATGACTTAGATGATTGCAGAGAGCTGGTTTCACAATTGAAGTCAGCATTTATGAAGTTGGTATAAATACCCTACACACAATACAGGAGTGAATAATGTTTTATGTAAATGTACCTGATGTGGTTTTCCACACCAGAGTTGAATCGGACCAAGCACCAGGTTTCGAATGGAAGGATGTGAATTCAGTGGATCTATTCCGAGGCAAAAGAGTTGTACTGTTTTCTTTGCCAGGCGCTTTCACACCTACATGTTCTAGCACACATTTACCAGGATACGAATTGAACTATAAAGAAATCCTTGCCGAGGATGTAGACGAAGTTTACTGTCTAAGCGTTAACGACAGTTTCGTAATGAACGCATGGCTCAAAAGTTTAGACATCAAAAATGTCAAAGCACTGCCAGATGGTTCAGGTGAATTCAGTCGTAAAATGGGCATGTTGGTAGACAAAGACAATTTGGGATTTGGTTTCCGCAGTTGGAGATATTCTGCAGTTATCACTGATAACATTGTGGAGAAGATTTTTGTTGAACCGGGATACGGTGATAACATCGAGTCTGATCCTTTCTTGGTATCAGACTGTGACACCATGCTTCAATATCTCAAGGACTTCTCAGCAGAACGTGCTATTCGAAGAAGTCAAGCGGCAGAAGCTAAAATAGCAAGAGAATCTCAGGCAAGCGGCTAGATATACTTGCTGACGTAGATGTTTGCATCTGCAGTTTCTGTACCAAAGTAATCGCCCACTGTGCTGAAGCCAAACTTGGTGTAAGCCTTTAGGGCGGTTTTTCTTGGAATACTCCATATCATATCACACTGTTCATCTATTGCTTGCTGTTGAGTTGCGGCGAACAACTGCTGTGAAATGCCATGCATTCTGTATTCTGGGTCAACCCAAATACCTCTACTGCGATACTGATGATCAGAAGTGCGGTGTCCTGAATTCACGCCCACTAATTTGCTGTCCATAAACATGCCAAAGAATGTTGGTTCATAGTTGAATATGTTCATGTCAATGCTGTCTGGCTCTCCTTCAAATGGCCAGGTAAGTGCACTGTGAGTTTCTATGTCACTTAATCTGCTAGGCCACAGTCTGTCTTTCCAGATTGGGTATATGTATTCAAATGGTATTCGCTTTATCATTATAACAGTATTTATGGTAGTATAAATAACAGCATGAAGATAATGATTCTCACTTCGCCTCGCAGTGCAAGCAATTACTACACACAAAGCATTGCTCAACAGTATGGTTTAATCAATTTAGGCGAACCTTTTATGCTTACCCGGGGGTGCACAGACGAAGCAAAGATAGGATTTAGAACTGTGTACAGACACTACTTTGGACCCAGTGATGCTGTGATCAAAGTGCATGCTGGGCACCTTTCAGAATACTGTCCATACCGTCCCAAAGGGTGGTTCAGAGAGTTAGAAAAATCATCAGACGAAATACATGTGTTATTGCGTAAGGATACTAATGCACAAATACGCAGTTTGTTTGTGGCAACTTATGCAGTAGCAGTTGAAAGCAACCCACAACAATTTCACGACAACTGGGAAGAAGAATTGATCATTCCAGACACACCAGAGACTCGCAACTTGTGGAGAGAAATAGAAATCTTTATACACAGCAACTTGTTAGGCTTGAGTGCAATGTATCACATGTTGGACAAGCCTGCTAAAATTGTTTGGTCCGAAGACTTCATGCAACCAGAGAAAAAATACAAAAGACCTGTGAGGTTTGAATGGGAACCGATATACACACAAGAGTCTTTTAGAAATCAACACACAGATTTGGAAAAACTATTTCCCAGGGACACACAATGAAAATATTAGTTCTCAGTACTTACCGTACTGGTAGCACACAATTTTGCAAACAGTTAGCAATGCAACATGGCATAGATAATCTAGACGAATATTTTCACGAGTCTGTGCATCCTGCTATGAGAAGTAAGAGGATAGACTCACTGCAAAACACTGACAACTGGGTAGTAAAGCTGATGCCATTCCATGATCAGTGCGCCGACCAAGACAACGTGAGACCTAATCCTCTGCTCACATTATTAGCACACGCAGATAAAGTGTACTGCATTATGCGTAAAGACCTCAATGCACAAGTACGCAGTTATTGGCTCACAAAGCTATGCGGACAATTAGAAAAAAATCACGACGTGTTGATGCCAAGTTGGCACGACGAATTTGAGACACCTGTGGATTTAAACGATTTTAACACAGTGAAGTATACATATATTCACAAGGGAGATGAAATAACAGTGGAAAAACCATGGTGTGATGTGATTGCACACAGTCTGCCTCGATATAGACGCATATTGTTCGATGACATAAGATGGGTAGCTGAAGTGTGTAATGCCAACCCAAAGATAGAAATAGTTTACACTGAGGATTTAGAAACTGGTACAAAATATCAGAGACCATTTGTGATGCCAAACAGTTTCCCTAAAATTTGTACAGGTTACACTCTAGAAGATTTAACTGTAGCTCAATAATACAGTTGCGGTGCCCACAGTTGAATTACCTTGTGTAACATACACTTTCACAGTGTTGTTGGCATCAACTGAATCTGTGTACACATAACTGGGATTGGTCACGTAAGTGAATACTTCACCTACATCTACATATTGTGCATTCATTAATCTTGACGGATCAGCATCATCGCCTACAGTGATAACGGTGGTACCATCGAATGCTTGTGTAACATCTACTACCACACTCAATGGTCTACTGCTACTGCTCACGTTGCCCAGTGTTACATTACCGCTATTATGATAAACAGTGGCAGTTAATGTTTGTGCATCAGCGCCTGAACTGTCTCTGGTACTAATCAATGTTAAATCACCCGTACCACTTGGATTAGCAGTGCGAGCAATGTACACAGCATACTCGCCGTCGCCAGCATTTGCTACTTCAATTATATCGCCTTCTTTGATGGTTGCATCTGAAAATGCATCAGACAGTGTGGCTTTGCGATATGTTTGGCTTGCACCAACTGCATCACCTAAACCTGTTCCGCCAACATATCTTGCACCACTTACATATATTACATTGTTGGTACTGGTACTGATACTAGAGGGCAAGTTGTCACCAATAAAGTGTAACACGCCTGATTGATAATCAAAGTACCATTGGTCATCATTGCCTGAGCCTGTTTCGAATAACTGTGTTGCATTGGTTTGTGGCGCACTGTCACCAGATGCGTTTGCATAAACTTTCAACTGATATGTAGCACCAAAACTGGGTGATATCCAATTTGTGAGGTTTGTTTTCCAGGATCGGTGTGCTGTTGACGTTGTGTCTTCCACACACTGCACAGTGCTGGATAATGCATCTGAATACACTGTGACAATACTGGAATTTGCAGTTGGTATCACGCTAGGTATGTTATCCGATTGTGTCCATATTTGACTGGTTTTTACAACAAAGTCAGAGCTGATACTTTCGTTCGGTGCTTTCTTATTGTCGTTGGTATCTGTCTTTGCTTTACCAAAGCCAACCTTTTTCCACAATAAGTCAATTTTTTGCGAATCAGATATAGCCATTAACTAATACTCAGTGCAGTCAAACTGTCACCGTCCTCTAATTTAATTCGCACAAGTATGTTATTACCTGTGCTGTTGGTTGCGTTTTGATCACCAAGTGTCATTGTGAATGTATCGTTACTGTAACTAGTACCGTCTATAATTCTATCACCTGATGTAAATGCACAACCATCACTTCCGTTACCACCTGATCCAGTGTTGCTTCCAGGTGTGCCAGCACCACCGTATGTGGTACCTGCATGTATCCAACCATTTAAACCTGAAGTGTTATCAATGTCAGTGCCTGGCGCCGCAATCCACACACCACTGACTGTGCCAGACAGTGTGATATCAAAGTTTGCCATTGTGGTTCTGCGGAATGCAAAAGTAAAATATTGAGCACCGCTTCTGCCTGTGCTCAAGTCGGGTCCTACTGGTAGGTACCCGCTCGATAAATCTGTATCATAATGAGTCAGCACGTTGAATCTGTTCACTGCTTCTGCTGTGCCAGCAATGGTTTCTGCACCACTCCACACATTTGCTGTGTAGTTGTCCACACTGTTATCAAACACAGGAGTGTCAGCACTGCCGCCAAAGCCAGTAATGCGCTTGCCGTCGTCATCAAAACCTGCACCTAGTGCATCTGCTACTGGAATAGCACCCTCGTCAAAGGTTGGTGCTGATGCCCATACTTGAATCTGTTCTGCTGTTTGATTTGAATCTGCACTAGTGCCCACAACGTTTTCTATAGTAAACTTGATAGGCTCTACACAATTATTATTGTTAATGTCGATGCTGATGTTTCCTAATGTGTAAGCACTGCCAACACCAACGTTAGCAGTTGGAATACTGCCATCCATCATTGACACAGCACCATCTATTTGTGCATAACTTCTACTGTTTTGCACCACTGCTGTACCTGAACCTTCAGTGTTGGTGCCGCTCCTGATGTTGAATATAGCACTGTCGTCTTTGTATGCTTGGCCTACTAGATTTGTTACTGTAGCACCTACCAGTTTAACTGTTGGGCTACCTGAATTGTAATATGGAATACCACTAACATATCTCAGCGAACCATTTGTTTCTTCTTGTAAACTTGCACCATTGATGTCTAATGTTGGTACACTGTTTACATTATCATATACCACATACACATTGTTAGTTGTGCCAGTAGCATCATGACTGAGTGCAAATGTGTGGACACCATGGCCTAAGGCAGTGATGTTTCTGCTCACTCTTGCTGAGAACACTTGGTAAAAGTTTTCTGGATATATTGTTGAACTAATTTCGTTGTGTGCATCGCCTGCGCTGGAAATATCTAATGCACTAAATGTACCTGTTTCCCCTGTTGCAGTAGTAAATGTTTTGGTACCATCTGCAACACCATTAACCAATGCACTGAGTGTCCCGCTTGCGGCATTGTATGCATCTGTGATTGCATTGGTTCTCACAGTTTCTGTGTCGTCATATCTTCTCACAGTGTTGCTGTCAAGATCTGTGCCTGCAGTAACACCTCTCCATGCATTATTAGCACCACTTGCTAGTTTTGCTGAGCCTGCGTGATCTGGTGTTGTGTTCAATGTAAGTGTCTTACTGCTAACACCTGCCGGTGCTGGCGGCACATCTTCTACTACAACTGTTTGTGAAACTGTGGAACTTTGTGCAGTGATATCCAGTGTGCCTGTTGCCTGCATGGTTAATGTTTTGCTACCTGTTGTGGCATTGCTGTAATCGTGAGTTATGTTTGCACCTAACACTGTACCAGCATCTGGCGGTACAGGAGCATTGACTTCTGTTACAGTTACATTGGCACTGCCATCACCCCAACTGTATTGATATTGCACACCACTCTGTCTTGGTGATGTGGTGTTGTCTACAGTAATAACAGCACGGTTAGTACCTGATAAGTCTGTGCCTTTGTACACAGTTCTAATACTGTCGTTGCTGGATTTTAAACTTGATGTTGTACTTGATGAAGTGATTTCTGCTCTCAAGTCTGGTTCAACGTGCACTGTGAAGTCTGAACTGATAAATGGTGATCCAGTGTGATTTGATATAACTTCCAAGTTACCTGTAAAGTCAGCGCCTGTGCCTGCCGCTTGTTGAGCTCCACTAAGTGCATAAGTGTGATTGATTGTGCGACCAGTGTCGCCATCTGCGCCAGTGCCCACGTTCACTGTGTTAGTGGTTCCATCGCCCCAATTATATCTGTATTGAATACCGTAATCGGCATAACTGCCGATTGTGTTTTCGGTGGTGTTTGTAAATGTTACAACACCACCACTTGTTGCATCTTCGTTAATTACATTAGTTGTATCTAGTGCAATTTCTGGGGTATGAGTATCGTATACTTTTATCACTGCTGTAGTTGTGTCTGGTATAACACTTGGGTCAGCAGTACTGTGACTATCTAAAGTTAAAGTCACCGTATATGACTGTTCTTGTTCAGTTGATGTAGTAAACACATGAGCTAATCTGTTGCCTGCTACACCGCCGTCTGCACTGTCACTTGCTACGTTTGCATCTGGTGTGCTGTCACCCCAGTTAATTGTGTATTCAACATCAGCACCACTTGTGTTTGTGGTGTTGTTGTCGAAGTACACTGTAGCACCATCGTCTATGTAATTGATAGCGGCGCCGCCTGTGTTAGCCGCATAGAATTCAAAATCCGCCTCAGGGTCACCAGTGTACAAGGTGATAAAGTCTACCTTTTCTTTGTCTGCACTTGAACCTGTGCCTGAACCTGAGCTGTTAAATGCTGTCACTGTTACATCAAATGGAGAATTGGTGTTGTCAGTGTAAGTGTGAGTAGGAGTTGAATCTGAGGTGGCTGTTGTGGTGTCGCCGTCGCCCCAGTCAATTGTATAACGGTCTGCATTACCTACTGTGGTTATTGTGAGTGTGCTTACCAAAGGTGCACCACCTACACTGTTGTCCACTGTGAAATCAACACTTTTAACAAATGTGTTGTTACGCACATTTTCCATTGCTTCGTTGAGGTCGTCAATTGCTTGCGATACTGAAGTAGTATTGGTGATAGTTTGCACAGCACCGTCAGTCCAACTTGCGTCTCCTTGACTGTTGATATTACCTAATTGTAAATTAAAACCATCGGTGCCTGCACCAGATGCAAGTGCATCCAACTGTGCCTTGGTTACAAAATCTGCGGCATTTATTGCGTTAGCACCAGATAATTGTGTGCCATTTGCGCCGCTGAGATCTGTGACACTGAGTGTGCCATCGCCGTTATTCTTTAGTCTTGGACCCTGCTTGCCTAGTTGTACATCGTTACCAACGCCAACAAGTCCGTAATCCTTATGCTGTGCCACTAAATGCTACTCCCACTGATGTATTCGATATAAGTATTTATCATATAAATACAGACTCAATAAACTCCATGCTTATACCAAATATTGAAGAACATTTGAATACCACCGTAGCTGAAAAACAAAAAGTAGGTTTTTTCACATACGCAAGTAGACCCGGTATTTATTATTTGCCAGGGTATGTGACCACCGACGAATGTAATTACGTGGTTTATCACTGCGAGCAACAAATCAACAAAGCACATCACACTGCCGAATTATCAGTTGACAATTCTTCGTTTCAGTGCTATACTTGGCGTATAAGTTTTTATCAAGATGAAATATTGAAAAATATATGTAGTAGATTAGCAAGTCTTGTGAATTTGCCTTTATCTGTTGCCGAGTACCTGGAAGTCAGGCGTTTTGATAACATGGGCTTTTATAACAAAATGTGCGACCACATAGACGAAAGCGATATCCAGGCGCAAGTAGGTTGCACTCCTGAGTTTCCCACAGCGGCATGGGAAGTGATGGAACCTGGACACAAACAGATGTCCCCCCGCGGTAGTGTTATTGCCGCTGTGAATGTTACCATGTTCGAAAACGATTCGGTGAGATTCAAATACCATAACCTGTCCTTGCCACCATTGGTACCTGAGCCTGGTTTGGCAATAGTGAATGCTGTGCAAACGGATAACATACAATGGGACGTCACAACAAATCTCAGTGAAATACCATTTTGGATGATGAAATTGAGATTCAGGGAATTTGGCAGAACTGTGGAAACAGGAGAAACATGAAATTAGATTACAAAGACTGTGGTAAAATAGGATTCACTTGTAGCACATTTGATCTGCTACATGCTGGACACATCACCATGCTGGAAGAAGCTAAACACCACTGTGATTTTCTCATTGTGGGACTGCAAAACGATCCTACACTGGATAGGCCTGGCGAGAAGAATCCTCCAGTACAAAGTATCATAGAAAGACAAATACAATTGAGTGCAGTAAAATATGTAGACGAAATAATCGTGTACAACACAGAAAAGGATTTAGAAGATTTACTGCTCACATTACCAATCAACATCCGCATACTGGGCGACGAGTATAAGGATAAAGAATTCACAGGCAAAACAATCTGTGATAGCAGGAACATTGAACTCTACTACAATGGCAGAGATCACAGTTTCAGCTCGACCAGCCTACGCAAACGTGTAGCAGTCGCAAACAAGGAAATGAAATGAGAGTACTTATATTTGGCTTGCCAGGGAGCGGCAAGACTTACCTAGCTGAAGAGCTAGTAAAACTACTGGGCGATAGAGTTGCGTGGTTTAACGCAGATAAGGTCAGAGAAGAAGCCAATGACTGGGACTTCTCAGACGAAGGTAGAATGAGACAGAAGCAACGCATGCAAGATTTGTGTGCGGGTGCAGAAGCAGATGGTAAAATATCTATTGCAGATTTTGTATGTCCATTTGATAAAGCTCGTGAAGAATTTGGTGCGAGTTATACCATATGGGTAGATACTATATCTGAGGGCAGATTCGAAGACACTAATGCAGTGTTTGAAAGACCCAATGTTGGAGATTGCAATTATGTTGTACGCAGTCAGCGTGGTGACATAGACGCTAAACAAATTGCTTGGGAACTAGGGGAAAAGTTTATTTGGAATAATCGTGCACCCACTACTCAAATGTTAGGTAGATGGCAGCCGTGGCATGCAGGCCACCAGGCACTGTTTGACAGAGCTATAGCCAAACATGGACAAGTGTATTTGATGATCAGAGATATGCCAACCGACGAAAACAATCCATTTCCGTCACATGAAGTGGTTGCAAATCTCAAAGACAAATTAGCACAGTTTGCAGGCAGAGTAAAAATAGGTGTTGTACCGAACATCATGAACATCACATACGGCAGAGGCGTTGGATATGCAATTGAGCAAGAAGTGTTTGATGATGCTACACATGATATCAGTGCAACAAAAATTCGTGAACAAATGAGACAGGAAGGAAAATTATGATATATGAATTCACCAGCGAAAGTGTAAGTGAAGGACACCCAGATAAAGTTGCAGATTTGATTTCAGATCGAGTAGCAACATATTTAATTGATGGTAAACTTAACCATCGTGCGGCAGTTGAGACGTTGGTTACCACCAACATGGTTACACTTGCTGGCGAATACAAAAGTGATCGCTTTGACAGAGAAGCTATTGCCAACATTGTGCGTAACACTGTGAAAGAAATTGGCTATGAACAAGAAGGGTTCCATTGGGAAAATTTAGCAATTTACAATGAACTGCACGGACAAAGTGCAGATATTGCATTGGGCACAGATGATTTTGGCGCAGGAGACCAAGGTTTGATGTTTGGTTATGCTTGCGACGAAACACCCGAATTAATGCCCAGTGCAATTTACTACAGCCATAAAATTTTACGCAGGCTTGCTGATGAACGCCGTGATCAAGAAACCTGGTTAGGACCTGACAGCAAAGCACAGGTGACAATGAGTTATGATAAAGTAAATACTCCTACAGGCATTACTAAAATTGTGTGTAGCACACAACACTCAGATGATGTAAGCACACAGTTTGTGCGTGATAGGGTAGAACAAATTATCAGAGAAGAAATCACTGATTATGATTTAACCAAAACAGAATTTTTAATCAACCCAACAGGCAGATTTGTAATTGGAGGACCAGATGGAGATACTGGACTTACTGGACGTAAAATTATTGTTGATACTTATGGTGGTTATGCTCCCCATGGTGGCGGTGCCTTTAGTGGAAAGGATTGTACTAAAGTGGACAGATCAGCCGCATATATGGCCCGCTATCTGGCTAAGAATATTGTAGCATCTGGCAAAGCAAAGAATGCCACAGTGCAATTAAGTTATGCTATTGGCGTCAAAGAACCCACCAGTGTGTATGTGTATGCAGATGGCGCTGTGAGAAAAGACATTGTGGATTTGATCAAAAGCAATGTTGATTTAACACCCAAAGGCATCGTGGATAGATTTCGATTATTCGAAATGGACCTCAGCATTACCACAAATTATGGACATTTTGGTAAATCCAATTTACCATGGGAGAAAACAGATTTAACATTATGAATTACCTAGCAAATTTTAACCCTATTATAGCATTGGCATTGTTTATGCCAACATTAACCAAAAACAAACTGGCACAGTACACACTGCCCACAGCACTTTATGTGTTGTTATTTGGATTTCATTTGACACAACTAGCACTGTATGTTACACTTATAACTGCAACATGGCTGGCAAACAACACCAGCACATTGAAAAGTTTTATTGCAACAGGCATGGTGTGGCATGTGAGTAATTTATACTCGCTGGCACTGCACCCAGACAGCACTTACATAGGTGCGTTGAGTTATGATGCTGTGATGATCACAGCAACTGGTGTATACTTAACTGTGATGTTGTTGGTTAAACACTTAATGGACAGGATAAATTTTTATGGTACAACAAGTAGACACTGAAAAAAACCCTGTGATACCAAACACAGTGGTTCAAGGTGCCCGTGATCATCTTGACGACTGTTTGAATTTTGATGAGAATGGCCGACATGCACTGACTTTTAACACTTGGTGGTTGAATCATATTGGTGGTGTAGAAATAATTCAAAGAAAAACTTTGGAAATTGCAGAAGCTCGCAATGCAAGTTTGATAAACTTTTTCCCCAACACAGAATTTATCATGTGCAGAAACCCTTCGCAACATACTGGTAAGCCTGTGGATACTATATTGATGTTTGTGGGCGAAAGCTGGTGCTATGGTGGTAACATCAGAGACATGCAAGTGGGTTATCCCTCGGGAGAATCAGTGGACAGTTTTAGGCATGCACTAACAACCACTGTGGGTGCAAAACTGTCTGAACAAATGAATTGTGATTTACATCAAAGCTGTTGGCCAGGAGACCAAACCAGCAACATGTTTGTGAAGGCAGAGCAAATGCTGGATAGGCATGTGTCTGAAGGCCATTACAAAAAATTCAGAGTAGCAATACAAATCACTGACAGTCATCGTGATGAAGGTTTATGTAATGTGTACGAGCCCAATAATCATGTTCGACGTTTAGTAGAAGCCGGCAATGTGGGCATGACCACCAGTGAGTGGTTAGCGGCATACGACAGAGGATTTCTTCAATGGGCTGACCGAATGAAAGCAAAATATCCTCATCATGACGTTGAAATTCTGGTGTGGAAAAACTTTAACCCGTGGAATATCACTGATGAAGAAAGAAAGCAGTTCGTGTGTAAAACAGTTGATCCGTGTTGGTCGCACTTTTCCGCTGATCTAGATGGCTACCCATTATATCCCACACAGGAATTAAACAATGCCAATCAGTGTGACCCAACACCACGAATAAACATTTCTATGTGCACAGCAAAAAACACAGATCAACAGTGGAGAGAGCATCAATTAGAATGCATCAATAGACTGTTTGATTACATACAAGAAGTAGCCAGAAACAGAGGCGATATTTTTGATGGATACCCCACAGCTCTAGGACATAGACTGTGGTCAGTACAATTATGCAAAGCAGGAGGTTGGTTTTATGATCCTGAAAATGCTTGAGAAACTGGGCAGGAAAAGAGTAATAATGGATCGTGTGTGCGATGAGCCATACTTGACTCGTTACTATTTGTTTTTGAAAGAACGCAAATGGTTTCCGTTTAACATTTTCCTACACAATTTTCACAAAGGAGATCCTGATGATTTACACGATCATCCTTGGCCTTATTGCACTATTATTCTTAAAGGTGGGTATTGGGAACATACACCTACTGGAAGACACTGGAGAAGACCAGGTACTGTACGCATAGCTGGTAGTAATAGCCTGCACCGTGTTGAGTTGGAGCCCGATACTGATGTATGGACTTTGTTTATTCCGGGTCCTAAAGTGAGGGAATGGGGATTCATTGAAAAAGGTGTGTGGAAACAACACGAACAATACTTAGCAGAAAGATACAAGGGGTAAACATGAGCGGTGAACTGATGATTTTTGCACTTGGCTTCATGGCAGGATACTTTTTTAGAAAATATCTAGCGTAGGAAATAAACATGGCAAAAACAAAAAAAATTAAATTAAAAGAATTATGTGATTATCCATATATTGGATACGCTGAAGGTGTGCTGTCAGATGAAGAATGCAATCATATTATTAATTCTGCCAAAGACAAACTGGTCAGAAGCAAAGTCGACGGACCAACCGAATTGGTATCAGACACACGCACCAGCAGTCAGGCCTGGTTGGGTTACGATGACGACATAGTTGCAGACGTATGTGCGAGGGTAGCAAACATCGTTGACATGCCCAGCAGTCATGCTGAACAAATGCAGGTGGTATATTACAAAAAGGGCGAAAAGTATGATCGCCATCATGATGCATACGAAGTTTACACCGTTGAAGGTAAACGAGCAACCAAAGGATGGGGACAGCGTGTAAAAACAGCACTGTTATATCTCAATGACGTAGAAGCAGGCGGCGAAACAGAGTTTCCCATTGTTGATGTTGTTGTGAAACCCAAACGTGGATCCATGGTGGTGTTTGATAACATTGACCCTGAAAACCGCACAGTGCCTTTGCACAGCAGTATGCATGCGGCATTGCCTGTGCAAGAAGGTTTCAAATGGGCATGCAATTTATGGTTTCACGAAAGAGATGCGAAATTTCAAGGTCGAGACGTTGAAACAGATGCACAGATATACATGAGTGATGAGGAAATTATCCGCATGTTGGACACACTGGCCTCAGCAACCAAAGATCAGTATGGAGAACACAGTAAAAGAATGCAGTATATATCACAGAGATTTCAATCTCTGTTGTCTGCACAAGGAGTAAAATTTAAATGAAAACAGTTTCACGAAAGCGGCACTTAGCAAAAACGCTAACCTGGCGAGTACTGGCAACCACAGATACATTTTTAATAGCATGGCTTATCACAGGACAAATAGATTGGGCCGCAGGCATTGCCAGCATAGAAGTATTAACCAAAATGTTTTTGTACTATTGGCATGAACGTGCATGGTATAATTACAGCAAATATGGCATAGACAAAGATTGATCAATGTACATTTGTATATGCAATGGCATCACAGAATCGATGCTACAGAAAGATCCTACACTGATCAAACAGTGTGGAACAAATTGTGGCAAGTGTTTGGCATGGATAGCCGAAAACAAAGTTCCGGGAACAAACAAACACATAAAAACAGAGAACTATTATGAAATTAGCAGTTACGGGCGTAGGCATAGTTAGCCCATTAGGACATAATTTAGAAATTAATTTAAACAATCTCAAGAGCATGCAGGTTCCACTGCGTGACGGTGCGCCTTCTGATGATTTTTGTGCTAATTTAATCAACACTGACAAGTTTTTCTCAGCAGACTATGCTGATGCTGACCTTTCGCCTTTTTTCGACAGACGAGATTTACGTTATGCAGACCCAATATGCAAAACCAGTATGTTGGCAGTTGATGAAGCATTACAACAAAGCGGATGGGGAGCAGAATTACCCAAAGACACAGGTGTTTGGGTAGGCAGTATCCAAGGCGGCAGAACTTCAGAGATGAGCTGGATCATGAAAATCATGAACGGCAGAGACAAGATTCATCCTAACAGTTTGTTAAACTCAGCACATGAGTATGTGAGCAATGTGATATCACAGCACTACAAACTGCACGGTGTGTGCAATGTGATTGCGGCTACTTGTATCTCAGGTGTTCAAGCACTGCAAAGTGCACACGACAATTTAGTCACCACAGGCAACGATGTTGCCATTGTGGGAGCAACAGACTTTATGACAACCAGTACCACACTGTTTTATTTTCAACAGTTAGGTGCATTCAGTTCAACACCCAAGAGCACACCCTGGGACGTGGACAGAGATGGTATTATCATGGGAGAAGGTTCAGCATACTTGATTGTTGAACCACTGGACAAAGCAGAGGCACGTGGTGCACCTATACGTTGGGTCATTGACGGTATTGGTATTGCCTCAGACAGTTATCATCCCACACAACCTGATCCCGAAGGCACCGGCGGCAACATTGCAATCAAACAAGCAATGGAACAAGCGGGCACAATAGGCGTAGACTACAGTGTGTTCAATGCACATGCAACTGGCACAGATGTGGGTGATCCTATTGAATACAATGTGCTGAAAAAGTATTTCCCACGTGGCAAACTGTACAGCAACAAAGGACAGATTGGACACATGATGGGTGCAAGTTGTATGGCTGAGTTGGTGTTGGGTGCTGAAGCAATGTGTGCAGGCTGGGTACCTGGTAACGCAGGATTGGTTACAGCGTTTACAGATGACGAACACTTTGAGTTGCCAAGAGATGCCCAAGACCACGAATACAGCAGAATGATGAAAACCAGTTTTGGATTTGGTGGACGAAGTAGTGCAGTGAGTGTGTACAAATATGAAGGATAAGTTTAAATTGGCCTTCATGGATGTTGCAGAACGTTTTGCACAACTCAGCACTGCTACTCGTGCCAAAGTGGGTGCTATCATTGTGAAAGACAATCGCATTATTAGCATTGGCTACAATGGCATGCCCAGTGGTTGGGATAATGTTTGTGAAGAGCATGTGGTAGACGATGTGTTTAAAACCAAACCTGAAGTATTACATGCAGAAACAAATGCTATTGCCAAAGTAGCACAAAGCAACGAAAGTAGCAGAGGATCAGAGTTGTTCTGCACACATTTGCCTTGCATGGAATGTGCTAAACTTATTCACCAAAGTGGTATCGTCACTGTGTACTACCGAGAAGAATACCAGAGTGCCAAAGGCACAGGCAAACAATTTTTAATAGACAGTGGCGTAGAGGTAATTCAAGTATGATAGAGAGTGGATATAAACCTGCTGAAGAGAAACCGTATATTCAGTTAATATGTCATCCTTACGAATATAAAACATCAATTAACACAAAAATTACCATTGACGTAATGGAGAAAGATTTGAGTCGTGATGACATGCTTGAAGTCTGTGAGAACTTTATGAAAGCAATGGGCTATCATTTTGACTATAACGAACATTTAACAATAGAGGTAGAACCCCAATGAACATAACAATAACAGATTCAGCAGTAGAGCATTTAATTAAATTAATTGACAGCAACGCCGAAGCAATGGGTGTGAAATTGGGTGTGGCTCGTCCAGGAACTCCCAAAGCAGAAACACTGCTCACTTATGCCAAGAAAGATAACGTGGACAGTTGCACACAACGCAACTGGGAAAGGCTGTGCGTGTATGTGGAAAACGACAGTGTAAAATGGTTAGACGAAGCAATAATAGATTTCAATGAAGAACAGTTTGGTGGTAATCTCACCATCAAAGCACCCAACAGCAAAATGCCCAAGCTCACAGACGACAGCACTATAGAAGAACGTGTGAACTATTACTTGTGGAATGACGTATATCCAATGGTGGCACCACATGGTGGAGAAGTCAGTTTAGTTGAAATTGATGATCAGGGATATGCAGTGCTGAAATTCGGCGGAGGATGCCAAGGATGTGCACAAGTTGATGTAACACTGTATGAAGGTGTACAAAAGGTGCTGTTGGACAACATACCTGACTTGAAAGGTGTACGTGATGTTACTGATCATTCAGATACCACTAATGCATTTTATTAGACAAAAACAACCCTGAGGCAACTGTTTTCTCAAACACACAATAAATATAACAATGCCAAAGAACACAACAAAATATAAATCCATATTTATAAGCGACATACACCTTGGCACCAGAGGGTGCAACGCCGACCTACTGCTAGATTTTCTCAAGAAAAATGACTGCCACGAACTGTTTTTGGTTGGTGATATCATTGATGGCTGGCGTATGACCAAAGGAATATACTGGCCACAAGCACACAGTGATGTTATCAGAGAAGTACTGAAAAAGTCCAGCAAGGGCACAAAAGTGAGATACATCATAGGCAATCATGACGAAGTGTTACGCAAATGGACCAGTTGGCATTTGCGTTTTGGCCGCATAAGAATAACAAATCAACGAGACTATGTGAGCGTTAAAGGCAAACGATATCTGGTTGTACACGGCGACATGTTTGATAATTTAATGCGTAAAGATCTCAAATGGTTGATGCATGTAGGCGATGTTGCATACAACTTTCTCATATGGTTAAACACCAAACTCAATTGGGTGCGTAGAAAATTAGGCATGAAATATTGGAGCCTCAGCAGATATCTCAAAGATAGAACAAAGAACGCTGTTAATTTTATAGCAGGATTCGAAGACAGATTAGCAGATTATGCTGACAGCAAAAACTACGATGGTGTGATCTGTGGACACATACATCATGCGGCAATTAGACAAATAAACAATGTAGAGTACATTAACACAGGCGACTGGGTTGAAAGTTGTACAGCAATAGTGGAGACACATGATGGCGAGTGGGAACTTATCGAATGGTCACAAGAACAGGATACTGTTAGTATCTGATGCTTGGGAACCACAAGTAAATGGTGTTGTCACAACACTAAAAAATGTAGTTAAACAACTTGAAATTGCAGGACACGCTGTGCGAGTGATCACTCCGGCAGACTGTGTGTTTCAAATACCCACTCCTTATCCAGATGTAAAAATGGGCTTTTGGTTGAACCACAGTCCAAAAGAAATGATCAAACAGTTTGACTGTGTGCACATTGCCACACCAGAAGGCAGTGTGGGTAAAAAATATCTACGAGCAATGGAAAAAACAAACAGAAAATTCACCACAGGTTATCACACCAAGTGGCCTGAGTTCTTGAATCATATGTTTGGTATACCAGCACAGCTCACATACAAATACATGCGTAGACTTCATCGCAACAGTTCGGCAGTGATGGTGCCCACAGAAATGGCCAAATTAGAACTGGACAAAAAAGGTTTTACTAATGTGGTCACCTGGACCAGAGGTGTAGACAGACAGCAATTTGTGTTCAATGATAAACCAACTCTACCATTATTGGTATGTGTTAGTCGTATCAGCAAAGAAAAAGGCTTAGATGATTTCTGTCAATTAAAAACCAACATGCCAAAGGTTGTGGTAGGTGATGGACCTTATTTGTCAGAATTAAAAAACAAATATTCAAACGTGACATTTGTGGGTGTTAAACATGGAGAGCAGTTAGCAGAATGTTACAGACAAGCCTCATGTTTTGTGTTCCCCAGCCGCACTGATACATTTGGTGTTGTGATGATTGAAGCAATGGCATGCGGTACGCCTGTAGCGGCATATCCTGTAACAGGGCCACTGGATGTTATTGAACAAGGGATAACAGGCTTCATGCACAACGACTTGGATGTTGCAATTCAAAAAGCAATGGATATAGATCGTAGCACAGTGTACGAAGGCAGTCTCAAATGGACTTGGGAAAACTGTGCCAAGCAGTTTTTAGACTACCTGGCACATGTTCAGTTACGATAAAAAGTGATTTGCAATTTTATCGATACTTCCTGATTTCATAAATTCATCAAGTTTTTGCCAGTAATAAGTTAGCATCTGCTTCTCCTAAATTATCAATCACACAAGATCCTACTGGTCTCTTGCGAAGTTTGCGTTCATTTAGATTGAGAAATGTTATCTTAGTACCATTTTTAACAAACTTGTGACCATTAGCATACAAGCCTAATTGGTTTTCGCCTGTGATGTCAACAAACTGCATTACGTCACAGCCGGGTAAGTTACCCACAACTGTTTGACCATTACGCAGTTCAAAATGTACTTGGTTTGTGTTTGTTACTTTGATATCACCGATTGCCCTGATTGGGAAATGATGATCAGCCAGTGCTGTTCCACTTGATAAGAGCAGAGTCAACATGGCTACTATTCCTAGTGGCTTCGCCATAATAATCTCCTAATTGTAGTGTACATAATGTAGTATTCTAGCCCTCTGCCACCAATGTGGTTCTTGCTAAATCGAATGTTACATTTATGTTACAAAATTATTTATCTAGTTAAAGCACTACATTAACTGATTTGTGAATGATAATGAATTTTACCGTATTTGCCTAATGTGTCTTTGTGAAAATCCAATCCTGCCACAGTGCTGAAATTAATCACCTGAGGTTCGTTGTTGAGCAGAGACTCGTCAATGATTTTTGCTAATATTTTATTGTTGTTGTCATTGAGATGGTTAGTTCTTTCGTCGTTGTGTGCATGAGTTTTCCATTCTATCCAATCAATGTTGGTGTCACCTGCATGCATTTCTTTCATGCTGGCCTTGTCCAAATGCTCTATGATTGTGCAAGTGTTTTGTGATAGGTCGTATTCCCTGGAACCAAAAGGCATCAATATCACCACATTATGCTTTTTACCAATTTCAAACAATTTGTTTACTACTGCTTGAGATATGAAGTTGTTTAGCATGTTGTCGTTTTCAGGATCAAAAAGTTCTTGCCACACCCGATACAGTTCACTGGGCCATGTGCCGTTGTTTTTGCCTATCTCACCATGTTGATCTTGATCCTTACCATACCATTCTTTTTCTTGTGCTGTGCGTTGACACGCATATCCTAAGTATGTGTAACTGAAATGACAACCTGGATTAGACGTTATAGGTAATCTCCAACCGTTAGTCACACTAAACACAATGTTTTCATAGTGATTCAAGTCTAGGTCTCTGAGCAGGTTCCACATGCCCCACCAGTTTCCAGCGCCGCTCTCGCCACTGTTTATGGTATCTGAATGCATGTTCCATCCACGCCGCTGGCACAAATTTAATTGCCAGCCTTCTGTGTCTTGTCTCGGTCCTTTGCAGTCAGCATAACTGTCTCCAAATACCGCTAGTTTGTATGTCGTCATATTTCTATTTATAAAACTAGGTTGACATCACTCCAAAATTTGCTATAATAGTACAACTGTATCTATAAGTAAAAGTGATGACTAAAAAAAGCACAACACAAATGACCAAAGCAGAATTACTTCAAGTGATTCGCGACAAAGATCAGCAGATAGCAGAATTGCACACTAGAATCGATGATCTAGAGGGCATGGCTGTTACTAGTCAAGCACTTCCTATGGATGCCGACAGCAGTAGATTGTTAACATTAATGAATCAACGTATCAAGGCATTGGAAGAAAAGTTAAATGACAAATAAAGTATTTGTTTACGGCACACTGAAAAAAGGCAATTTTACCAGAGGTATGGACCGTTTTGGCAACGCCGAATTTATTGGTAAAGCACTCACGACTGATTCACTGTACAAGATGTATTCGCTGGGTGCGTTTCCAGCAGTGAGCATCTCAGGCGACAATGTAGTCAGCGGTGAAGTGTGGCAAGTAGACGATGAAACTTTCAAAATTCTAGATCAAATCGAAGGCTATCCAGATTTTTACACACGCTCTGTGGTTAATACCACATTGGGTGAAGCATGGATGTATCACATCGAAACTATTTCAGAATTCAGAGCAGATCAACTAATCAGCAACAGTGAGGGCGTGTTAGAATGGAAAACGTGAAAAAGGAATATTACAGTTGGAAACAAGTGAGACAAATGTGTTTTGACATCAGCATGCAGATGTATGCTGACATGTGGAGACCACACTACATTGTGGCTATCACCAGGGGCGGACTTATTCCAGGAACGTTGCTGAGTCACCAACTGGGTGTTCCTCTAGAAACACTGAAAATCAGTCTGCGTGATGATGGAGAAACAGAATCCAACTGTTGGATGAGCGAAGATGCTTTTGGATATGTTGATGTTGTAGATCAGGACAAATTCAAAAGCAGATGGGATATCAGCAAAAGAAAAAACATTCTTGTGGTTGACGACATCAATGACACGGGTGCTACACTGGAGTGGTTAAAGCAAGACTGGATGAACAGTTGTTTACCCAACGAGTCATCTTGGGAAACTGTTTGGGGCAAGAATGTGAGGTTTGCTGTGCTAACAGAAAATCTTTCCAGCAACTTTGATGGTGTGTCGTATCATGCCGCTGAAGTGAACAAAGCCGAAGAGGATGTTTGGCTAGTATACCCATGGGAGAAGGCATGAAAAATGATGTAGAGTATTTGGAAAACAAACTGCAACGTTTGCAGACAAAGCATCGTGAATTGGACAAAGACATCGAAACCAATTACAAAAATTATCAAAACGACCAATTATTGGAAATCATGAAAAAGGAAAAACTAAGGTTACGAGATGAAATGGAACTGGTTTCCAAAGTGATTGAAATTAAAAAATCTGTAGAGGAATAATGTGCACACAGTAACCGTTACAGACGTAACACACCACACAGAAAAACTATTCAGTATCCGAACCACAAGACCAGATTCATTTAAATTCACCAATGGTGAGTTTGTGATGATTGGACTAGAAGTAGATGGCAAACCATTATTGAGAGCTTACAGCATAGTGAGCACACAGTGGGATGAGCACTTGGATTTCTACTCTATCAAAGTACCAGACGGTCCACTTACCAGTAGACTGCAACACATCAAACCCGGTGACACCATGTTGATGGGCCGTAAAGCAACTGGCAGTTTGTTAGTTGATGCACTGCATGCCAAGGATAACTTGGTGATGTTGAGCACAGGCACTGGTATTGCACCATTCGTGCCCATTGTACAAGATCCCTGGACATATGAACGATTCAAGCGAGTGTATCTGTTTCACACTGTGAGGGAAAGCAGAGAACTGGCATTCGCTGATAAATTTGCACAAATGGTTGACACATATCCAGATTTCGCTTATATTAGTACTGTAACTGAAGAACCCGACTACCCTGGAAAACGTGGTAGATTTTGGCAACATCTAGAAGCATATTTGCCAGGAGGTTTTCAACAACATCGAGACTCTGTGATGGTGTGCGGTTCACCAGAACTTAATGCTTATTGCAGAGAATATTTTGGAGAATTAGGTTGGACAGAATCATCGCCCAACACAATAGGAGACTTTGCACTGGAACGTGCATTTGCAGACTAACATGAGAAGTATTTTTTTATTATCGTTTCTAATCGCAGGATCAGGGTGCGTAGGCGGCAGTTTAAAACCCACAGTGCCCGACAGTGGAGATGCAAGAAGCACTTGCGAAGCCACCAAAGGTGTTATTGTGGATCTGATGAATGTGAACATTGAGCGCAACGTGGAAGCCGCACAAGCCGGCGGTGCCGCATTAGGCGGATACATTGCCAACGAAGCCACACGTGGTGAGAATGATGTAACACAAGTGATTGCCACAGTAGCAGGAGCGGCGGCAGGCTCAGCAGTGGGCAATGCAGTAGGGCAACGTGCACTCAACAGAGACGGCGTAGAACTGTTAGTAGAGGTTAATGGAAACACAGTGAGTGTTATTCAAGAATTAGATCCAGCAGTTACTTTTCACAAGGGCGATCCAGTTTGGGTAGTAGGTGCTACCAAGCGTGTGAGCTACAGCAGAAACAGATGTGCATCAGGCACACGAGTATTACCAAGGAGCAAATAATGGCAAAGTACAAGTATAACTTATATGCAGAACGCTACGGCGGCGAAACTGTTATCGGCAGAGTCAGCGAAGCATTTGTTGACTACTGGATTGACAGAGTCGATGACGAAGGCGATGCTGATCTAGTAGACTTTCTCACTGATTGGGACGTGGAAGTGCCTCCTGAAGATGCGCTAGACGACCCAGATTCCGCACCGTTTCCCACAGAGAACTTTGAACCTGGGCAGTGGCATGAGCTAGATGACATTGAGCACCTCAGCTCTTGTTATGCAGATGCAGACATTCGTGTGGTGCCGTTAGACGAAAATGACGAGGAAGATGATGACAATGCGTTCTATGTGCCTATTGTAAACATCTACAGTATGTACAGCAGAGAAGCATACATTGAAAGTACCACACCCGACTGGAACACTGCAAATCGGGACGAGTACATTCCTGTGGTGACTTTCCACAGCGGTGAGAAAGGTGGCTTCTGGAATGCCACACTCGAACTAGATGAGCCGTTTGATCTGAAACTGTTAAGCGTGGGCAATGTGGAAACACACCTGTGCGAAATGACCGAAGCACTGTACTACAACAAAGAACCAGTGGAGTTGGAATACGACTATGCTGACACCACAGGCAAAGGTTATTACGCCGCAGTTGGCTACATGAACACCAGATGGCACGACAAAGAAGAACAGTACGAAGTCGACGGCATCAACTGGGAAAGCATGTGCGAGGAGTTCGACGATAACCTAGAGTGGGAACGTGGGCAAGAATGACAGCAAATATGCCCACCCCGCATACACAAGGTATCCTCATCTGAAGAACCAACACAACAACGTAGCAGACTACATACACAGTCCTCGAAACATTGTGTATTCGTCGTGGGTAAAAACTTTTGCATGGTTGCCAGTGACCACAATGGACAAACA